AGGTTGTAGTTTGCCAGGTACTTGCGAAGGTCGCCATTGGTCACGGCCTTAGCCTTCCCTTGGGCTGTCTCCAGCTTGCGCACAATGATTGTGACTGCTTGTTGGTCTTGCTGTGTCATACGCGATGCTTTGGTGGAATGAATTGATTGTATCCCAACCATATAAAAAACTCTGCCTCTGACTGCCATGCGGGGGGAATGGTGGGGTTCTTTGTCTTGCACGTCCATTTGCCCGCGTGTTCCTCGCACTCCTTGATAAGCCTTAGCCCGTCCTCTGTTCCACACCAACCCAGTTGCTTCCACCTTGCGGCCACCATCTTCTGCACCCACTCGGCGGAGCCGGTACGGATGGCAAGGATGCGGTAGAAGTCCGTTTCCGTTGGCATGAACAAATCCAGCTTGATGGTGCGCGATATGGGCTCATTGACAAAGCCAATCCAACTCCTCACGTCAAGGGTAATCTTTGCCATGCGCCCATCGGTGGCGATGCCGTCAAATCCCATCCCGAACAGGCCAAGGCTTTTGACCGTTCCCACAAAGCCGGCAGAACGTTTCTTGCCGACAATCATCTCAAAGAGACTGGGAACGTCCTCAATCTTTGGCAGGCAGACAATTTCAATGTCTCCCACGTCGTCCTTCTCCCTGCGGATTGAGCCACCGATGTAAATCAGGTCGCAATGAGGCTCCAGCTTGGCTTTGACTGCCTGGGCAATTTTATTGGCGTGTTCGTGCTTCATCGAGCATTTTGTTGATGCGCTCCTCGCGCTGTGCAAATGGTTTGACAACTTGGCCCAAGACCGAAGCCTTGACCGGCCATTTCAATTTGGCCATGGCAATTTGGCCACAGCCTTGGTTCTCTCTGGCAAGGCGTTCAAGCCTTTTAATCTGGGAATTCTGTACTGTATTCATTGAGAGCTTCAATTATGTCGGACGCCTTTTCAAAGTCGCCCATTTGTTTATAACTGTCCGCCACCTGAGTGGCATAATATCTAACTGCTTTGACCAGGAGCCAATCGCCGTACACAATCCCATTGTAGAAGTCGTGCATCCCAGACGTGGGGAGCGAGTCGGTGTACTCGTGCGGGTTTATCTCCCGCTCAATTGCCCTCTTTTCGGAGCGCGAGAACTTGCGGACAAACCTCTGGTTCGAGTCGCGGTATTCCCTGAGCGCATCACGGTATTCGGCATTGCCTTTAAACATGCTGCGCATAAAGCGAATAGTAGAATCAACACGGGTAGATGTTCCATAGGGCATAATTTACCAGATCATTTTGATGGTGTCACCAATAGAGGGGAGGACCAACCTCTCCAGCTTGGCCGGGCTTTCCCGGTCAAAGTCCTCGATCATCAGGCGGTAGTCGCTCAATGGGACAATGACGTCCTTGACCTTGCCAGCTTCGACCATAAAGTTTAAGCGTGGCTGTGCGTTGTCATAAGCGGGATAGGCTGTGCAAAACAGGTCCAGTTCCGACGTGTTCTTGACGTGCCACACAAATACCTCTACCCTCTTGGACGGTGGACATTCGGTGGGCTTGGTACATTGGTAGGTGCATGAAGGGATGGACAGCAGTAGTCCGAAAAGAATGGCTCTTGAATCGGTCATGTGTGGTTGAATTAAAAGGGTAAATCAATATGGATTTTTTCGCGAAGTGGGCCGTCAAGGATTTCGTTTACCTCGGCAAACTCGATGCAATCCTCGCAGAGGCAGGGAGTGGGATAAACGGCTCCATCTCCATGCTCCTCTTCATACATCGGAAGTACCGGAAGACCGCACTTAATGCAGGGCTGAGATTTAAGGCTTAACTTCATTTGGTTGTTGTGGTTGAACTGTGATTTGGAACTGGCATTTGAGGGCCTGTTCAAATTGCGCCATGTGCACAAGCGTGAGCTTGCGACGGCCCTTGAACAAGTGGGAAATGAATCCCGTCGTGACGCCCATCGACTCGGCCAATGCGGTACGGTCAACGCCGACAATCGACATTTGACGCGAGACCTCGTTCATAATATTTTCTTGAATCTGTTTCATTGGTGAGTTTTTAAAAAGGTGGCCACCAACTTTATGGCGGCCACCAGTTGCCGGTTATCACTCCGGACTTAATTCACAAAATAAATCCACTTTGCGTGAATCCTCTTCGTTAGGGGCCGGGAATCGAACCCGGGAGTTTTGGGCTATGTCAAACCCAACGCCTTACCGCTCGGCCACCCCTTTGGCATGCTGAATGAGCTACCCACCCATTGTCAGCGAAATAGTTGCGCGGCCATGCCCTCCGCGTACTCGGCCCTCTTTAGGGCTTGTCTTGATCATTCTGGATATTTTACCAAGTCCAGGTCTATTTGCTTTAGCGCTACTTCTAACGCCACTTCGAATCTCCCAAGACCGTATGCTCGCGCTTTGACTTGTGCCTCCCCGACTTGTTCTACGATTTCTATTATTTTACCTATGTTGCTTTGGATGGTGTCAGGCACCCCTAATGATATAAGCTCGTCTTGCAACTCGTCTATCCTTGGGCAAGCCACGTCAAAAATTGCTTTTTTTATATCGTCATTCACTTGCTCATCTACTTCGTTGTCAAAAATCAGGCTTCCAAATCCCAATGCCTCCAGCTCTATTGTTCTAATGCCAGAGCGCTCGTATGAGTCGGCGTATGCCCTTAGCGTCCCCAGCGAAACAAGAAGCTGCCTTGCCTTGTATAATGTTTCTAGTGTCATTGCCATATAAATATATTTTCAGAAGCGATATACGAACTAACTGCCGTGCTTTCGTCTAATGTATTGCAAAGGTAATAAGCGGGTTTGAACTGTGCAATACCTTTGCGTATATTTTTTAAATTATTTTTTGGCCTCGCTACAGTCTATCACGGCCTTGTTGATCTCTTCTTGTGTCCAATGCTCAGAGGCAAGCTTTCGAAGACGTACTTCTTCTAGTCGATACTTCTCTCTCAGAAGCTCTAGTTTATCTTCTGCCTGTTTTATCTCCTCCGCAAGGCACGATTGATAAACCGCTTGCCCCATCAGGAACTTACCTACCTCGGGCAGGTAGTCCAGCCAATGCCCACTCATTGCGCGGTCATTTTATTGAGTTCACGATATGTCGCCTCAATCTCCAGTTCGCAAAGGACGCTGGAAAGATAGTCGGCTTGCTGAACCGTTGGAAGCACGCGACCCAAATCGCGTATGACGACATTATCCGAATCAAGCAAGATGGCCCTGCAATACTGAGGATGGGCCGTTTCGTCAATAAACTCTTCATATCTGTAGCCACGAATAGGCTGCGGGGTGTAGCCCCTTCTATTGTCCAGCATTTGGCGGCACTCGTTACGGTGTTTGGCACGGTGCTCTTCCAAGATAGAGTCAGAATAAACAGGGGTAAATCCATCGGGGTAGAAGCCCCAAGCCACTAAATCAATCTTGCTCATTGGCGCCTCCTCCATCAAGGTGATGGTGGGCGTGTGGAACTTGTGTTCCTCCACCCGTACTTCTACCCCGCAATTGACCGCGAATGAAGTTTCAATGGTTGAGTGGGTATCTTGCAGCCACACAAGGAACTTCTTGGAGGGCTGCAAGCTGAGGTACTTTTCAACAGCCTCTTTGCCGTCACCGATATAGATGCGCTGGGATTGATTCTCGTGCTCCTTCCGAAGAATGAAGCGACCTTCGTGGAAGTATTCAATGAGGCCAAGAAGTTCTTGGCGGAGGAGGGTTATGGATTCAGACTGTTTCATGATTGATGGATATTGATTGTGAGTGATAAATACTAATCGGTGAGGAATTGGCACATCCAAGGGAATGAGCGTAAGAGTTCGCGGAACTTCCAAACTGGCATTGTCACCAGCACATGGCCGGTGTAGTAGCCGGTCGTGGCCATATCGGACTCCCACTGAATAATTGATTGGGGAATCCACGTTCCCTTGGGCTGCTCAAGGTTTACCAAGATAGCCTTGTCGGTTCTGTTCTCAAGCATCACGCGGATGGTCACTTTGGAATCAGGGCCCAACTTCATCTCCTGCCAGATGGTGCGGAGAGATTCAGCAAAGAACTCGGAAACCTTCCCGCCGAAGCGGGTAACAGCACGACGGGCCAAGCCCCAGGCACGTGTGAAAAGTTTGGAAAGGATCTGCTTATTCATCTGTGATAATTTTGAAGAGGTGATAATTTACTTGCGCTTTCGCGTTTTGATGTTGCAAAGATAATAAGGAATTTTATAATGTCAATACCTGACGGTATATTTTTGTAAACTTTTTTTCACGATTTGCCGCAAAGCATTGTGGGATATAGATTTTTTGAATGAAATTATTTATAATTATTTTTCATTATAAATAATCATTCATAGATTTGACCCATGATACAACCTGAAATCATAATCGGCCTCCCCTTCGCCGCGTCCATCGCGGCCATGAGCTACGCGCATCTTTACCGCGAATTCGCTTTAATTCGCTTTAATTCGGATGAATTCGCCGACGTTCGCCACGCGACAACTGGCGACAATTGGCGACAAGTACCGACAACTGGCGACAACTGTAGCAAAGCTGTAGCAGGCAGCGACAAATGTTTTGTATCAGACCCGCTTGACGGGTACGACCCAGACACGAATTTCATCATCCATGACGAGGTGGACGATGAAGGTTATCAAGGCATCACTTTTATTCAACCATAAATTCAACCACTATGTATTTCATTGCAATCATCGCAATCATTGTCGGCTCTTCGGTTTTCGGTATTTCCCAAGCCAAGAAGCTCGGGGGATTTGGTAAACTTTTCGCCTCCATCAAGTCGGCCTTGTTCCCCGGCGACATCGACCCCAAGCGGAACAACGTCAAGTCCATCGCCCTGACGGTGGAAACCGTTGCCATCTGGGCCAGCGTGGTCACGTCCGCCGTGTCCATCGGGACCGTCGCCTACACGATGACCGTCAACAACACGGGCTCCAAGCCTTTCGCCGGCATCGTGGCATTCGTGTTGATTGTGGCCGTCAGCTACATCAGCGACTACGGGTTTAGGCAATTTAGCACTAAATTTATCTATGAACTGTTCGTCTTCCCCATGGGCTTTTGGACGTCTGCCTACAAGAAAGGGGCATTCCCCAACGCGTGGGCTGCCACGATGCACTTGGTTTATTCCTTCACCGCCTGGGCAATGGTGGGCGCCATTGCCGTGCTGATGTTCGGGATGTCGTGGATGACGTCCTACATGGGCGCAAATGACGCCTACACTTGGAAGGAGAATAAGGAACGGCCCATTGATTTGGATGACCTGAGCAGACGCCAAGACGAGGCGCTTGCCAAAGATGTAGCGCTTGTAGATAAAGACATACAGTTGCTGAACGATCGCACTCGCCTAGTTGAAGAGCGCAAAAAGAAATCGTTGGGTAGCTTGGTTGCCTTGGTAAACGAGGGGAACAAGTGGGCGCCCAAAGAACTGGAAAGCCAAGTGTCTAAATCATCCGCGTCCACGATCAGCAAGCGTGACGAACTGCTTGACAAAAAGCAGGCGTTGATTGATGCAGCCATTGCCAACAAAGCCGCATTGATGCAGGAAGCCATTGCGCGAAACCAAGCCTTGATGACCAAGGCCCAGACCAGCGAGGGCAACTTCATTTCCTTGTTCCGCTGGTTCGGCCTTGGTGCTTCCGGGCTTCAAGTGTTGTGCCGCGTGTTCCTGGTACTACTCTACCTGAGCGGGGGCGTGAAGGACACGAACGGGGACGGAAAGATTTCCTCCGAGGACGTGGACTACGACCCAGATACAGATCCTGACACAACTACAAAAAAGGTTGTCACCGTGAACGACGACGGTACTACAATCACTCATACAACAAAGACACAACCCCCTGTAGGTGCTGTAGCACAAAACATACAGCCCGTAGATGACACAGAGGGCATACAGGAGGACTACAAGCCAAAAGAGGAGCCACAGACCCAAGAAGAGGCACATGACCTACTGAAAGCTGTAGCGGGCAAGACCATCATCAAACACATGTCGACGCACACAGAAACCCGCATCCACTTCAACCACAAAGCCCGCTATGATTTACTTGCACAGAGGTGGAGGCGTTCCTACATCTCAGCTACCCCTAAGGCAAAATTCGACAACCGGGTGAAAGCACTTGCCGACGTGAGCGACTTCGCGCAAAACGGCTACGCATGTTGGCTCGACCCGAACGACGAAAGCAGAATCCTCATAGCCGGGGTGAACGAGTGCCAGGGCAAACCCGTTAGGGTGGGGGAGCCCTTCGCCTCGCAGATGGCCAACGACAAATGGGCCAAATATGTGGCGGCAGAAATCGCGAGCCGTCGCCCCCAATCCAGCGAGACGTTAAAAATTATAGCGTCGTAATGCTTATAATTAATGAATTACAATTATATTTGCCCCATGAAAACTTCTCCCAATAGAATGCGGGACGCGAAATTTACCCGCACGATACTCCTAAACGAAGAGACGGTGCAAACCTACGATCAACTTACCTCCAAATCGGAGACGGTAAGAATGGTGCTTCTTGCGGCCAAGGAACTTGAGCACCCGGACGATATTGGTCCGGAGTTGCGCAGAATCAGGAGGGAAGCCATCGAACGAAAGCTCTAAAGGAATCATGCTCGTGGTTGAACATGTGCCATGAGGTCATTGGATTAGTCCAATGGCCTCTTTTTTTTGGCCGGGCACCACTTTTCTATGGAGGACACGGAGATGCACAAATAGCCCGCAATTCTGCCCATGGCCATTTGCCTGTTCTTGTGGGTCACGGCACGGTCATAGATGGCCATTGCGATGAGGCGCCGCATTTCGCGTTCGCTCATCATGTTCAGCACATAACCGCTGATCCTTTCGTCCACGTTGGAGCGAAAGAGCAACCGTAGTTCCTTGATGGTATGCTTGCGCGAGTTCACGCACAGTTCACTGACTTTGACTATCATAATATCCGGCGTCTTCTAAAATGTTTTGGAATGTCAACCTTGCCACCATTATGCTGTCCGGGCATGTGCTGCACAGCCTTTCCCCGACCTGGTTCTCGTTGTATATCTGAATAAGAATCGCGCCGTAGTGGACCGTGTTGGTCTTTAGGCACTCGGCAATCTTTGGATAAATAGATGGGCTTATCCTTCCCGGTTTGTATTGGGGCAAGGTCATAGCTGTCTGGTTTGTTTCAACGTCTCTCCGGCCTTGCCCTTTTGGTAAATATCGGTGGGGTCGGTGTAAACGGTAAGGTTATCGATGCGGTTATTGGTGGCCGTGATATAGGCCATCAGCAACTCGTTATTGTCCATGATCGTTTGCGAGTGGGCAAGCAGTTCGTTGGTGGCAAACGAGGATTGATTGGTTGTCACCATGGGCGCGTTGAGCGGGACACGTGGAGCCGGTTGAAGGATACCGCCCTGGGCGAACATCTTTCCAAATCCACCGCTGGAGTTTATTTGGGAAAGCAACGCCTTCTTTCCGGGGAACATTTTCCCTTTGGTGGAGTGGAGTAGGGCGCGATGGGCGAGGGCGGAGCGTTTGTTGATGACGACCTTGCTCCCGTCTTCAGCGTCGGCCATCCATTCGCCCCCCTCTACTTCTACTGGACGGTTGCCAGATTGGAAGCGCACGCCCCCATTGTCGTGGCTTTGGCCAATGACTTCCCCATCGCCGGTGGGAAGAATACCACCCTCGGCAAATTTGGCCGCTGCGATGGTGCCAATCTCCACGGCTGCGAGCGCGGACGTGATGGCAATCCTTATGCCCTTCGTGATACCAAATGGGTCGGTAGGTGGTTCCGCCAAGATGTTCACGATGGCAACGGCCGCGTTCATGATGGCCTGGGCAATCGCTATGGACTTTTGTACGCGGGCCTGCTTGCGCTGTAGTTCTTCCAGTGCGGCGTTCTTGCGCTCCTCGGCGTTCTGTATTTGTGCCGCGTTGCCCTGGGCCAAGTCCAATTCACGCTGATAGCGTTCCTCGATGGCCGCGGTTTGGTTGTCAAATGCCACGTCCGCGACACCTTGGGCAGCGTCAAGGCTTTGCTTGAGGTAATCAAAGATGTCTTGTTGCAACCGCTTTTGGTGCTCGGCAGCTTCTTCCCGTCTCCTGTTCTCCTCGTCGATGGCCTCCAACGCCACTTGTAACTTTCTCGCCTCCTCGTCCTGCTTGATGCCTACCAAAGCATCTGCCGCGTCTTTCGTCACTTGGTTCTCTTCGTCCAATTGCTTTTTGAGCGCATCAATGTCGATGGTCGGGGTAAGGTCTGGGCCTTTGGCCTTTCCTCCCAGGTCCTCCGGGTCTTGCCTGAGCTTTGCCAATTGGTCCTCTACGTCGCGTATCTTCTTCTTGATGGCGTCAAAGCGATCGAGCAGGGATTTGGGGATGAGGGAGTCGTTTTCAAACGAATCAATTTCATCCTGCACCTTGAACAGTTCCTCCCTCAAACCTTGAAGAGTAATCTTTTCTTCCTTGGTTTTCTCCGCTGCCTTTTCCTTTGCGCGGTTGGCCTTTTCCTGAGCGGCCGCCGTCTTCTTGGCTTGCTCCTCCTCCTTGCGTTGGGCTTCCGTCAACTCGTCGGATGCGGTCTTGGCGGTGGATGACGCATCGGCAACCCCAAACGTTGACAAGTTGACTTGTGCAAGCGTTTTCCTCAACTCGTCGCCAATGTTTCCAAGCCTGTTCAACCCGTCTTGCAGTTCCCTGATTTTGGCCGATGCTTGCGCCGCTTGGGCATTTGCCGCGCTCAGGCTTCTTCCGGGAAGGATTGTTCCGGTTTGGCCTTGAATGAACGTGTCAGATGCAAACTTTTGTTGCTGCTCACGAGCCTTGGCCAGTTCCAGTTGTGCTTGTGCCAGTTCGTTGCCTATCCTCTTGGCTTCGTTCTCCTGTATCTGGAGCACTACCCGGTCAAGGATGGAAGCATTCAGCCCGTCGTTGATTTCCTTTAGCTGGGCGCTTGACGCCTTCTCCAAATCAATGTTCTCAAGGTATTTGGGGTAGGTCTTTTGCAGCGTGTCAATTGCCTTTTGCTTTTCTTCCCTCGATGCGGTCTCGGATTGGAGAACAGAGAACAGCGCATTGATGGAGTTGGCCTCTTGGGCGTAGGTCTTAATACCCTCGTCGATGGCCTTGTTCGTGTCCTCAACCACTGTGGTGAGGTTTTCTTGTTCCGCTATCAAGTACTTGATGGCTTCGACGGCCGCGAACACGGCACCAGCGATAAGGATGTAAGGCGAAGCCTTGGCGAGTAAATTGAACGCCGCCGTAACTTGGTTCAATGCGAACTGCGCGACGGTCATTTCTGCCATGCCAGCGGCTGCCAATCCCGCGTTGTAGGCGGTAAGCGCCAGTTGTGCTTGGTATAGGCCCAAGGCAAGGGCTGCGGCTGCGAGGTTTGGCCCAAACTTTTCAATCAACCTTACCAGCGAGGACAGTGCCGGCACAACTATGCCAACCACGCCAGTGGCCAAGTTGATAAGGATGTTCTTCAAATTCTCCACGTCCTGGGCAAAAGAGTCGGCGTTGATTCCGGCAGCCTCATAGGCCGCGTTGGTGCCTTGAACGGATGCGGCGAACTTGTCATAGATGGGCAAGTTGCTCAAAAGGGCTTGGGCCGCGTTGATGTTTTCTTTGCCGAACACTTCAAGCAGTTGCCCCGCATCCCCCGAAATCTTGCTGATTTCCTCCAACCTTACACGAAGTGGCAGCGCGTTATTGGTCAGCACCGCCACGCTCACGCCAGCCTCTTGGAAGGCTTTCTGCGTGCGTTTGGGAAGCGCGTCGGCAGCGGTAAGGGAAAGCAGGATATTGCGCAGTGACGTGCCAGTGACGTCCAAGGGAATACCCGCCTCGCCCATCGTCTCGATGAGTGCAACCGACTCTTCCAGACTGACGTTGGCGCCCTTGGCCGTCGCGCCGAATTTGCCCAAGGCTTCCGTGATTCCGGGTATCTCCACGGAACCGGCAACGGAACCAGCGGCCAATGCATTGATAATGTCCTTTGCGTCGGTGGCCGCCAATCCGAATTGGTTCATCGTTACCGTGAGCGCCTTGGCGGATGGCTCCAACCCATCGCCGGAAGCTTTGGCCAATATAAGCGCCTCTTTGGTCACGGCCGCAAGTGCCTCTTTGTTCTTGAGCAACTCCGGGGCATTGGAGCCCACCAACTTCAGCGCGGTGGCGATCTCGTCATAAGTGTTGATAATGACGGCGCCATTGTCCAAAGTGATTTGGGAGAGCTGTCCAATAATGGTTTCAAGTGCTTCCGCTTCCGCACCGGTCACGCCCAATATCGCGGAAAGGTCGGCGAATGCGCGAGAGTATTCTATCGTGGCCGCGGTCGCCTCGGATATGCCAAGCCCTATTCCCGTAATGCCGCCAAGCCTGACAAGCCCTTGCGCGATGCCGTCAAACGCGCTGCGGTAGTTCCCAACATTTCGTTGGAAATTGCCAAGGGAATAGTCTATCTTCTTGACCTCTGCGTCCAGCCTTTGGATATTCTTGATAAGGTTTTGCCCCACAGTGGACTTTCTGTCCTCGGCGCTCAGGTCGCGGTATTCAGCCCTGAGCCTTCCAAGCTCAGCAGCCATTTGCCGAAAGCTACCAGCGGCGGCGCTGAGCTCGTCAAAGCGGCGCTTTTGGTTGGTCAGTTCCGCGTTCAAGTCTTTGGCGGACTTGCGCGCATTCTCCTGGTCGGTGCGAAGCTTTCCATAAGTGTCGGTATCGCCCAGCTTCTTCGCTTCCTTTAGGCTCTTATTGATTGCCTCCAGTTCCAATTCGACCGCGGCCAATTGCTTTACCGTGGCGTCCACCCCGGCGACTTTGATGCTGAATCCTATTATTCTTTCGGCCATGGCTATAATGGGTTAAAGTGAATTATTTGTGGGTCTTTCTCGTCGTTGTTGGTATAGGCGTCCGTGCCGTCCTCGTTGAGGAAGGTTTCTTCCGTCTCCTTCATGTACTCTATCAGTTGAACCTTCGTGTTCTCGTGCACCATCGGCTTAAATTGGTCAATCTTGACCAGCACGCAAAGCCTGGTTATAGGGCCGACTTGCACGGACTTCAGTGCGCGGAAGTCTTCTTGCGACACGTCCACGTTTGTCAGGTCAGCTTCACCAGTGATCATCAGGCCGCGTTTGATGGTGGCCAGGTATGTCCAGTAGAACATCTCCACAAGTCCGGGCAGTGGCTCCGCGTCGGTTTGTCCCGTGATGGCCATTTGATTTCCAGCAGCCCCAGCTGCGCCGTTTGCAAACCTACGCTCGACGGAGCAGTAGCCCCCAGACCACTTGTTGAAGTTGGAGAACCCGTAGTTGTTGGCCAAACTATTGTGCTGCATGAGCAGGGCGAAGTCCGTGGCAATGCCCCCAATCCATTCGACTTCTATCATCTCCCTAATGACGTACGCGCACTTTGGGCCGCTCTCAAACGTCGGGGTTGGCAGCACGCCAATCGTGGCCGGTTCCCCTCCTGGGCCATAACCCGCGGCCATCAGGTCGTTCTGCACGTCGGTTCCAGACGGGAGTATCCAAGGCAGGAAATAGCCGTAGGTCTGCACCGTGTTCGTCCAGCCAATAAAGAGCGGGCCAAAGAGGGGATTTTCAGAGGTCTCCCCGTCTTCCCCTCTGTCCTCGAACTGGAGCTCAACGCCATAAGGGGCAACGCCGGTAGATGCCGTGTGCAATCCCTTGTAGTATTCCCCAAGCGGATCGCTGTCGTCCTTGTACTGCATCCTGATGAACTTGCCGAACGGTTGGATTACCTCCAGCTCTATCGTGTCCGCGTCCAATGCCATTGGTTCGACGGCCACTTCCGATGGCGAAGAATACCATCCTTGATACCTGACCATTGCGGGCGTGAACGGGTCGTTGTTGTGGATGTAGTAGTCGAACCTTGGCTCAACAAAGATTGTCCTGGTGACATTGTTCACGAACCAAACCAAGTTGAATTGATGCGTGATGGCGCGGATGAAATCTTTCACGGGCTTGTCGTGGAGGCACGTCGCCAAATTGATTTCGCTTTCCTCTATCACTTCGTCTATGAGTTGCCCGCTCAGGTATGCCCCGATGTTTATCGTGCCACCAAGTCCTGCGGCATGCGCTTGAAGCCATACGGTGGCCCCGGCACGCACTTTCAGTTTCCAATAATATTCTTCATCTCCCGGAGGGCCAGCGGGGATTCTCGTATAGGTAAAGTCGCCAAAGATAGGATCGAGGGGATTGGATGGGTCTTGTACCCTAAACTCCAATTGGGGAAAGTTTCCAGTGGCCTGAAAGTTCCAACGAAATTCCCAAACGCCGGTGTAAGGGATGACCGCTTTGTAAGCTACAGCATTGTTGTAGATATTCAGAGGGTCGTACCTTTCAGTATTCAGTTGGATGACAGTTGGCCCCCCAGCCGCGATGTTGAAAGCTGTACCAGTCCTCTCGGCGTAGAACTTGCAATCGCTCACCAGTGCCGCGAGTTTCCATTGGCTGCCCACGCCGAAAGCATAGACCCAGTCTTTCCAGAAATCGGTGGCGAAAAAACCCGACTCTATTTGATACCCAAGCAGCCTTGTGAAGATTGCCGTGACTATTTCGGCATAGTACACCGATGGCCTAAAGTCCATGAGCTTCCACGTCAGGCCCGTCCATGGCGCCGTGGTTGAGGCAGGCCCCGAGGTGGTTCCATAAATGACGGGCGCAAAGATGCAAGGGAATGTCGGCCAAGCGTTGGCGCTCAGGTTGGAGTTGTGGATGTCGAAGTTCTCCAGCGTGATTGTGGAGCAGTCCAACGACCTGAGCGAGATACCCTCCAATGCTTCCCAAATGTTCAACCCATCGCCCAACGTGTCGAACGAAAAAGACTTGGGGTTAGAATCCCTTCTCACGGACTTTTTGAGTATGCACCTACCCGAGAATATCACCGCGCCGTTAACGACCACCACGATTGAAAACTGGCCACGAATCGACCTATTCCCGACCGCTGGTTGCCACGACTGATAAACGATTTCGCAGTTACGCTTTGTGGCTGGCAAAACGAGCGAGTCGATGACGTTCTTCGTGGTGCTGCCGGTACTGCCAGCAATCTCCACAAACTTGTCCATTTGCTTGACGATGGACACGGGGAACCCCTCGACCTCTTCAAAGTCCGCGGGCAGCCCGTTAATTCGTATTTCGATATTTGGCATCTGGCATTAGTTGCGTTGTGTGAGGTAAGAGTTGGAAGCAGTGGCCTTGAACGTGATGTCCACAAAGCCCGACACAGTGGAGTCGCGAACCGTGAACGTGTCCTCGATGATGTACACGGGCTCGTAGTCGGCAATCGAAGCGGTGCTTCCCCCCGTGAATTTCCTTTGGATAAAAACGTTAGGGGAGCGAAGTATTTCCTTGATCCATTCGATGGAGGACTTGGGCACCCTACCAAGGGCCATGTCGTAGGTATTGGATGCGCGTGCCGAGATGGAGTTGGCGCCCCTTTCGTTCCTCGTCCAGTAAAGCGACCGTTGGCGTTCGTATTTCGTGCGCTGTACGTTGTTGCTTTCAATCTCGGCGGTGTCGATGGTCAACGCGTCAAAGAACCCGTATTGGTTAAGGAAGAACAAGCGGTACTTGCGGCAACATCCCTGATGGACGTAGTACCTGATGGTCTCGGTTCCAAGGCCCGCAAAGAACACCTCATAGTAGGCAACTCCAGGATCACCGGGGAACAATCCCGCTTGAACGCTGTAGGTGTAGTTCTGAAAATTAAGGGGACCTGAGCCCATCAACAATATTTCATTGGGGCCGGTGACCATACCGTTGACCGTTCCAGCCCCCACGAGCGTGCCAGACGAATCATAGGCGTAGTAGGTGGGCTTTCCCGCTGGGTTCCAAACGGCAAGATACTCGTGGTCATCGGGGCAAACCACGCGGTATTCCTGCGGCTTGTTTGTGAGGAACCGTTCCAACGTAGCGTAAGCCGGGTCAAAGTCTTTGAGGTCGAACACTCCGCGAAAGTCGGAGTTGATGACCGCGTTGATGACGTAAGACTTGTCGGAAGCAGCTGGCGCCGGGTCCCGTGTTGGCGTGTGATAGGCCCCCGTTGGAATCCACATAAAGAACTGGGCCGTGAGCTCCGCTTGGTAAGTGCTGCTCAGGTATATCGTGCCGGTGCCAGGAGCGGTGAGCGTGTCTTCGTTGGACAGCACCGCTTGCATTGCCTCGGAAGCGTCTACCCAATACGTGTACAGGTGCTCGTTGGCACCCAAGTATGCGTAGCTGTCCGGGTCGTTGTAGTACTCGGTTGACACCATTGTGCCATAGTTCTCCCACTGCGCTTCCAACACCGGGTTGACGGGTGGCCTTGTGGCTGCGCCCGAGTTGAACTGGATGCTGACGATAAACGGGATGTTCTTCCCGTAGGCCGCCAGCAAATCCCCCGGAACGGGTTCTATGAGTATGGTTATTGCTGCCATTGGTTAGTTAATGAGTTCAAGGTTATCAAGGATTTTTTGTTCGCCGATTTCCTCGAACAAAGTGGCGACCTCAACAATCGCGTTGGTCTTCTTGTTCTTCAATACGACACCGTATGCAATTGGCGCGGATATTGCCTCGTAAGAAGTAATGCCCATGGCCAACAATTCCGCCGATAGTTTGGTGGCGCGTGCATCGGCTTTGGTTTTGGACGCGGAGCCCTGCTCAGTAACTGAAGGTAACATAAAAATATATTTTGTATGAAACGTTTACTTGTATTGCTTTCCCTTTTTGTTTTGGTTTCCGCTTGCCGCAAAAACGACACCAAGCTTGACTTTGGTTTGATGTGCCAGGGCAAGTGGCAAATATCCGACTGTGGCTGGAACGCCGACAGTTATTCCGTGCCGGTCACTTATCTCTCAATGGAATTTGTCGGGGATTCCGTTTTTATTTCAACCAATCCCCTCTTTAGGGGCTCCGGGTATTCCTATTCTTGTTCCGCACATGAAGCGTGCGACAGCTTGTCTTTCTACACCCAAGGTCAACTGGTGACCACGTGGCCGGTATTGGCTACCGGGGGGAACGAATTCTACATTCTCCTGCCTGACTATCAGTGTCCGTTCAGAACTTGAACCGTGACTTGATGATTTTGAAACTGACGTAAAGCAGTAGCGCCATCAATACCCACAGCCAAGACCAGGCGAATATTTTGTTGAGCCACCAAAGCCATCCATGCTTTTCTTCCACCGTCACGCTGGTGGTGGTGTTTATCTCCATCGTGTCCACGCGATGGACGTAGGTTGTTTCCGGAATGCAAATTCCGGTGATGTAAACCTTTGGGCCGTCAACGGTATCGGTGACGTACCTGTACCTTATCTCGACCCTCCCCTCGGTTATCGTCGTGTCAATATCCCCGTGGACATAATCCACAAAGGTGGCCGTGTCGCCCTTGATGTAAACCGTATCGACAACCATTTTGGTCACGACCGTGGTGACGGTTTCCTTCACTTCGCCCCCGTGGTTCTTGATCCACTTGGCCACGCGGTTTTGGTTGATACATGAGCCCAGCGCAAGGGCAATCAAAAGAATGGCTAACTTTTTCATCAGTTATAGTTTAGAGTGATTTTGCGGATGACGTCGGACAAAATTATGTCAATTTGTTCGTCCGTTACGTCTTTTATTTTTTCCTCGGTTTGGATAAGGGTTTCATAGAGTACATGAGACTGCCAGCCCGTTATCCTGCCATTGCCGGAATACTTCAGTGAGCTCTTCAATGGGAAGCCATCACGGCGATGGGCGTAGGCGATACCAAAAGCAAATCCCGTTGCGGCCTTGTCAAAGCCATACTTGGCAATTTTGTCGGCGTCAAGAATGCCCTTTACCCGAATCCATTCAACAAGCGCGGTTATCTCGGCCCTTCCCGGTCTTGGCGGTAAAGCAGAACCCGGATAGCCCGTTTCGAGATATGCCCCGTATTTGAGGTAGGAAACTTCCAGTTCAACCGCACCAATCGTTACGGTTACCTTTTGCTGAATGGAGCGCATTAGGTCGCCAGTGGCCTCGTGGCCTTGGCCAAGCAATTCCTTTTGGAGCTCGGTCACAAGAATGTCCCCAAGTTCTTGGAGGACGTCTTGTAGGGTGACATATAGCGCTTCTTCTATCATGGGCAGCAAGCGTCATCGGGTGACACGGGAATGGGGGTTGCGTCGTTAGTTTCAAATTGCTCCTGGCACGAATCCAGCGTGACGTTTATTTTGCAGAAGTAGCCGGCCAAATCGTCCTTGAAAGCCCGGAAGATTTTCTCTCCGCTCACGTTGCCGTCAAAAAACGCATCGAGTGGTACGCCATCCCAGTCTTTGGCCGCAAGCGAGTCAAACGTTTTCATCATCAATGCTTTGCAATTCTCGCCAACTTCTTCCCACGTGCGCGAACCACAGATGGTTTTGGGCGCGTCAGAGTTCAGCTTGTCGGGCATTTTGTCAAGGACAAAAATAGTGAACCGCGTGGAAAAGCGACGCCCGTTGTCGAATGCGTTAGTGATGGTGTCGGTGTCTTCCATAATGCCCAGAAGTGGGTACTCATACTTGAGCGACGAAGGCTTGGAGCCGTTGTCTTTCCAAAGTCTGGAATAGAAGTAATCAGTGCCGATATATCGGGCGTCTTTTCCCAGCGTCTCGTCCGCGATTTGGTCGCGGGAAAAAACCACGGCAAAAGTTTGCAACCGCTTGCACTTAATGTCTTGGCCTTGGGCTATGACTTGCTTGGAGCTTTCGGCAATCAGCCGGAGAAAGCCAAAGAAGTCTTTTGTCGTGAATGGCGTCATCGGAAATTTTTTTAAAAAATCATCCCTCGCGTACGTACGCGCACACGCACGTATATGGGGTTTGTTTTATTTGGCTAATGCTTCTTATGTACTATAAGTATAATACTTCTATGGGGGTAGTTTTTACCATAGTGAAAAACTACCCAAGTGAAAACTACCCAAATAGGGCCTTACATTGTGGTAAAAACTACCATAGTGTAATATTTTCACTTGGGTAAAAACTACCATTGTGTATCTTGGGGCATATTTGTCAAGGCTTCGCTTCCAAGCCAAATCATCGCTTCCCAAAAGTAACTGTCACAAGCCCCTTCCATTTTGCTCATCCCATCTTTTTGGAACAGCCCGGAGGCGGCTATTTGTTTTAACGTGTTGTACCATCCAAAGACGGCCCAACGGTTGCCACTCCTGATGGCCTCTACAGCTTCCTGCGCATTGCGCGCATTAGACTGAAAGATCCATCCAGTGTATGGGTGAGTTTCAAGCTCTCGCTTGAACTCAACAAAAAAAAACCTACGTCCAAGGCGACGCGAATGGGAATGTTCTCAAAAAACTTTATCCTTTGAGAAATAAAGTTTCGCCGCTCGTTCATGTCAAGGGGCAAACGTTCGACGGTGCCATCGGGTTTTACCATGCGGCAGATTGCCGCCATGATGCCCAGGTCTGTGTGATAGCGCCTGTCCTTGATGAGGAATTCACCGTCCTCGCCTTTTGCCCCAAAGACGTGCTCAACCTGTAGGGCCTCGATGAACTCAATCGTTTTGGTGCCGGGGCCGTACTCTGGCCTTCCAAGGTTGGAAGCGATTTTCGGGGGCACCAAAAATGTTTTGCCCTTGTAGTTGAATTTGTTAATCATCTGTGGCTCATAGCTGGAGATGGCCCCCGTGACGAGCTTGAACAGCGCCACGAGGGAATCACCCCCCTGCTCCCCATTGATGGCCATATCTTTGGGGAGCTCCATTAGGTCGTAGATGTCACAATTGCCAAAGATACCGACCGCCGAGGCAAGGAACGAGTAGAACCCAATCCATTGCTGTGCGTCCCATGCGCTGGCGCATTCGATGGACTCTTCGCCTTCGAGTTTCAAGAACTCGGCGATGTAGGCGTCGGCGTCCGCCAGCAGCAACTGAAAGTCCACGAACTCCCTCAGCGTGATTTCATCGACGCTGTTCTTAATGGAAAGTGTCTTGCTGTCGGACGCTGGCCCCGATTCGGTCTCCGGCTGTATTTGGAAGGTTATCATTAGCCTTCAATTGCAGGGGTTACGGACTGTGGCTTGTTTTCCTTGAGCCAGTTTTTCACGCGGGCAGCGACCTGCATTGCGTTCTTTGACTCTTCGGGAATGACAATACCGTACTTCTCGGCCACGAGCCTTAAAGTGTCAACGGAGAACTCGGCAACAACCGCCTTGGCATCCGCCAATTCGCGGAGCCTGAGAATTGTGGGGTCGCTGTCAAGGCCGATTTCTGGAGCAACCACTTCTTCCTGTTCGCCCTCCCCAGCAAGCGACTCAACGTTCTCAGTAGGAAGGGCAGCAGGCTTTCCCCCTTTGGCCTTCTGTGCCGAGCCCTTGTAAGGTGGGGGCGTCGTGTTGAACGTGGCACGCTTGGGCGCGTCGGCCTTCGCGTCGTTGCCCAAGGCAAGCGCCGACGTTGCGTCGATCTTCCCAACCGCTTGACGAATCAGGCCGCTGACCTGTGCAAAGTTTGCGTCGCCCTCATTCTTGTAGGCTTCCGACATTCTGTGGCACTCGCCAAGCATGACGAGAAGTCCTTGAAATTTGCTAACTTTCATAAGATGAAAATTTAAATTTTAATTAATTTAATGATTATCAAAGCCGTAGCGATTTCAAAAACAAGCAACCCCGCATTATTTAAAAGCGACACTTGCAAGTTTCCGCAAATCTTTACGGACAAAGTTCGCCGCAAATATAAATAAATTTTACCAATGCTCCCACTACTTAGCGAAATATATACCGAGGTTTGGGCAATTACCGCTCAGGGCGCAGCTGGCTACATGCCCAGCATCGTCAGGATGATCAAGGGGGAGAACGCTTCATTGGAAGAATTGAAAGAGGCAAGGCGGGCAAACCAGCAAGCCACTCGGCCAAAGTTTGCGTTGCTTTCCAAAAGGGGCACGGCGACGGAATTTGATATTATGTGGGACGACGAAAAGTCGCTCGACAATTTGCCCGATGAAGGCGCCCATGCGATTATCTCCGTTGACGGTGTCATCCAGCGCAGTGGCGGGTTCTGCTCCAAGGGCAGTCTTGACATAATGAAGGAGCTCGACATCGTAGGCCGTCACCCAAAAATCAAGGGCGTGATGCTCAAGGTGCACTCTCCCGGTGGCAGCGTGAGCGGAACGGAAGACTTTGCCAATATGGTCGCAAGCTTTGAGGATATTTACAAAAAGCCATTGGCCGCATATATCAGCAACTCGGCCTACTCGGCTGGGTACTGGATTGTTTCGGGGGCCAAAAAGATTTTTATCTCGGGCAAAACTGCCGCTGCCGGCTCCATTGGAACGATGAGCACCATTTACGACGACACTAAGATGCTGGAGGACATGGGCGTGAAAGAAATCGTTACACGTGCCACCAAGTCCTTCAACAAGAACCAGGCGTTTTACGATGCGCTTAACGGCAATCCCGAAACGCTCAAGAAGGAATTGCTCGACCCGATCAACGAAGCGTTTTTGGGGGCGGTAAGAAAAGGGCGCCGTGGCAAACTAAACACCTCCAAGACAGAGGACGGCGTACCCGTTGTCTTGACCGGCAAAGAATACATTGGGCAAGAAATCATCGACATGGGCCTTGCCGACGAAATGGGCACCACTGACGATGTCATCAAATACCTCGACGCGGAAGCCAAGGCCATGAAGGCCCCCAAGGCGGTTATCGTGGCGGGAACATCTTTAACCTCAAAATCAACTCACACCATGAGTCTCAAAGACCAATTTTTGGCGCTTTTCAAAAAGGCCAACATGACCGCCACCAAGGATGGCGAACCCATGAGCGAGGAAGAATTCGCCGCCGCGCTCGAAAATCTTTCCATCGAATTCGACGCTTCCATCGTGGAAGGCATTATGGCCAAGTACACCGAGTCGGAAGGCTTTGTGGCAAAGGTGAAAGCCTTGGCCCCTGAGGCTGCCGCCCCCGGTATCGACACCGAGCAATTGACCGCGGCCATCGCCGAGGCAGTGAAGCCATTGGAAACCACGATTGCCACCCTCAAGACCAACCTTGAGCAGACTTCCAAAGCGCTTGCCGACATGAAAGCCGGCCGCAAGGCGGAAGGCAAAGAAGGCAACGGTGGTTCCCCGATTCCCGAATCCGCATCCAACGGCACTGAGGCCGACGATCAATACACGGCCGAGGTAGCTTGGGCGAACAAGATGTTCAGCACTGGCAACCTCACCTCAAAACGTCGCGACGAGTTGATCGCTTCCGCTCAGGCTTCTTTGGAGGCCCGCAAAGGAAAAGGCAAGTAAACCAAATTGTTTAATCAGTTTTAAAAAATCATACCATGCCACAAGCAGTAGTTTCCGCAAGGCAAATCCTGACCTTGAACCCCGCGGAGGCCATCACGTTGTTGTTGGAGCCAATGCTTCAGTACGACAACATCCTCCAGAACAACATGAGGATTTATTATGTCGCCACCGGCGTCAAGGATAAGTTCAAGATGTTGCACATGTCCAAGCCGACCAATAGCATGAAGCCCAAAACTTCCTGCAACAATTGGGCACCCACCGTTCGTTACAAATTGCGCCCAGAAGAAGTCCAAGTCTGCGACTTCGAAATCGAAGGCGAAATGTGCGGCGACGAATTCGATGGCGGTTGCCTTCGCAATCTTCAAGCGACCGGTCGCCTTCAAAACGTCATGTCCGCATCCACGGAACTGAGCGAGATTCAGGCCGCCATGGTGCTTTTGCTCCGTGAAGGTTTGGTCGATGATTTCTATAAGGTTGCCTGGTTTGGCGACCAAGACTTCGACGAAGAGGGTGGCGACTGGGTCGTTGACCTTGCTGGCCTTTCCATTTCCGAGCGCGAGAAAATCATCGCCATGTTGCAGCACTGCTCCGGCTGGTGGTCTGAAATCAAGGCCCGTGTGGCCGACACGTCCATCCCTTATGTGGATACCTACGACGGTACGACTTACGCGGCAGACCCCACCAAGGTTGCCGACTTCCTCAAGGCGATGTACAACGCAGCCGCACCCGAGCTCCAGTACTGGAACCGCAACCGCCCCAAATCCGAATGGCCCGTGTTCCTCGTGGACTCGGACATCTTCAACGCGTATTTGGACTACCTCCGCGCCCAAGGCACGGACATGTCTTATCGCTTGATCATCGACGGCGCCGAGGTGCCAGGCGTTTACACCTACAATGGCTACCCCATCATGGAGGTGCCAGAATGGCGCATGTTTGATAGCGAAGTTGGCGCTATCGAAAACGGCCACACGAAGAACCTCAGGGCCATCTTCACCGCCAAGGAAAACTTGGTGATTGCTGCCGACGTTGCTACTCTCAACGGACAAACTGACGGCATCGTCGTTCAGCAGTCCAATGACGTGAGGGACAAGGGCAAGACCTTCATGTACACCGCGCTCCGCGAGGGCACCGGTATCGCGCACAACCGCCTCATGGTGGCGGCCTACAACTCCGACCCCATCCCCGCAGACCCATTCGCGTAATCGGTAACCCATATCAAATCACCTTTTAAAGTCAACCGATTATGTGCCTGATTGCACCAATAACCAACGCTACTTGTAGCACCGGCCGTGCCGGTATCAATATGCTCTGGGTGACCGCTTGCGTGAACGTGTTGGAGTTTACCTTCGATGCCGACACCAACGAGATCCTCACCATCACGATGGACGTGTCCCAGCCCGACCCTGTTTTTGTTCCCATTTCCTTCGAAAAGGGGACTGGTTTCTTCAACCAAGAAATCAGCAAAAACAAAAACGCGAAGAACGTTGCGCAAACGATTTCCTTTGTGGAGCCGAACCAGAACGCGCCCATGCGCTTCTCCATCGAGTCCCTCGAAGATTGTTGCTGCTACATCAGCATCGTGCGCGACAACAACGGAAAGTACCACGTTGCGGGTATCACCTATTTCCCCGCCACGGACACCTGGCAGACGGAAGACATGGTGACCGGCGCGGGTTCTTCGAACACGGGCGCAAACCCAACGAGCGACAGTAACGAAAATATCGTTACCTTGGTGGCCAATACCGGCTGCCGCGCTTTGTTCCTCGCTGACGGCGTCGTGATTCCGGTCTAAGACATTTAACTGGCGGGGGCTCCGGCCCCCGCTTATTTTAAAACTATTTCATTTTTTCAATATGGACCCCAACGAAAAAGTAAACCCCGCGCCAAAAGGAAATCCCCTTGCCGGGTTCAAGGTCAAGCGCGATGCCGATTTGGTTTCCACTACCGGAAGGTTGGTGGGCGTTGATTCCCAGATGCACTGGCACCCAAAAATTGGAGCACGCTCCCATGGCACCGAGCCCGTGCAATATCCGGGCACCAATCCCCGCACTGGCAAAAAGGAAATGATGTCGGCTCCCGTCATCACGCCCGAAGAAATCAAAAGCTTGCTGGAGCATTCCGCGGCTTACGCCAAGTTCTTTGACTACCCCGAAGGTTTCACCCCCGGCAAAAAGGCTTAGTAAATGACTGCTGGTACGGCAAATATCAAAGGCGGTGGCAGGCGTAATAAAGCGTCTGCCTTGTGCGACGTATGGTCTCCCATTGCGGACGAGCTCCGCGACCCAAAGGACTCTATCCTCGCCTATCGGATATTGCCTTACGTGCCGTTTTTTGAGGGCGGAGACGCCTCGCTCAAGTTCTTTGAAAGGATGCGCACCCTGAGCACGACTCAGGGCTCTTGTATCGACTCCATCAAGAGTTACGCCCTGGGCGGTGACTTTGACGTGATACGGAACAAGATACCCGGGCTTGCCCAGACGGAGGCGGAGATGGTCGAAGTGTCGGCCGCGGAGCGCGCTTCATACGTTGACTTTATTTTGTCGTTCACCGACTTTGCAAAGTTGATGGTTGACGCAAACGCGATACTGGAGAACAAGAAAACCTATGGCAATGTGTTCTATGAAGTGGTCAAAACGGAAGTGGCCGGTCAAAGGTCGATTCATTTCCATGTCCACGACTGCGACGAGTGCCGTTTTCTCATCACCGGCATCAACGAGCACCGCGTGGTGTTGGTCTCGCCCAGCTGGACTTGGGATTATCTCTCAAAGTACACGCCTCGCCCCGTTCCCATGTACCCCGCCGAAATGGTAGAGGAAGATGGAACGGTACGCACGATGATCCACGTGAAGAACTACGTCGTAGGTCGCCCTTGGTATGGCCTCCCTGACAGCGTCCAGTCGCTTTACTACCAGTACCTGGAGTATCAGCAAGGACGGTTCACGGTTGACGGCTACGCCAACGACTGGACGGCCAAGGTCTTTATCGAGACGGAAGGCGACGACGAGGACGAGGACGACGACGACAGTCTCGACCTTGCTCTGATTGATACGTTCACGAACAAGGGCGACAACAAGAAGTCTTTTGTGCTCCGCAACCGTACGCCTGGAATGGCAAAAACGGAGATCACCCAGTTTCAGCCGAACACCAACGAAAAGTTTCATGAGGCCATGGGCACGATCAGCGAAAAGCAAATCATCAAGTCGCACAACTGGCACCCGATTCTTTTCATGGATACCCGCGAGGGCCTGGGGGGAAACTCCGGGAGCAAGTTTCTTGAGGTGTTCAGGAACAAGTACTACACGGTAATCAAGCCCGCCCAAGAAGAAACGCTGGAGCCTATTCGGATGGCTTTGAAAATTGCCCAAGAATGGCTTGGTTACGCTAACCCCGACTCTCTCACGCTTGGGCTGACAAACATCTTTAAGCAGATGCTTGAGGCCCAATTGACGCCCACCGAAAAAACCGCGCCAAAGGCATGAACGCAAGCGATACACTGATAACCGCCAACGAGGTGATAATTTACGCGCCCACGGACTCGCACAACGATGCTTGGGCCATGTGCGCGCATATTGCCACCAAGGAGGAGAAGTTGTTCAACGATTGTCTTGGATGGGATTTCTACGTCGCGCTTCTTGAGGACAAAGTTGATTACTCCAGCGCGTCGGCATTTATCGAGGTGCACCCTTATGCTGTCGGCGACGTGGTGATTTGGGACGGAATGTTGTACAAGTGCACGGCCATCACGACCGACCAACTGCCTTCCAACCTCAACTATTGGATACCGGCCCCAAAGTTTGCCAATTCCGATTATAACTTCTTTTGGGAACGCTACCTGAGAAAGCTCATAGCCTGGTCGGTCATCTACACGTCGGTGCTCTACAGGGCCATCAAGGACACAAGCATTGGCTTGGTAAGGCGCAAGTCGGTGGAAGCAGACCCAGCGGAGCTTGACGAGCTTTACGCCGTCAAGAAAGAAGCGATGCTCGACATCAAAGACATCTTGCGAAACATGGACATCTACTTGAAGCGCGACCCGACCAAGTTTCCTTTATACCCACCCAACGAAACGACGACGTCGTCAGATTGCAAGGATGGCACTTGTGCGCAAATCAAAAAGAAAAGGCATTTTGGTTTCAACACACGCGGGTCTAGGTTCGCGGTTTACAACGACAAGCCATGAGCCTAACCGAAAGGATACAGAAAGCGGCGCAATACTTCAAGGAAAATGGTCTTAAGCTGGAGTACGTCGCCGAGGTTGACAAAAAGATAAGGGTGAGCATCTGCGAGGGGTGCCCCCAGTTTAACCATGCGCTCAGGAACTGTGGCATCTGCCATTGCTTCATGGATTTCAAAGCCTCGCTAAAATATGACCCAGTCGAAGGACTGGCGAAAGGCACCAAGGTATTGACCAGATGCGCGGCAGACCCGCCCAAATGGTGACATTCATAAAATTGTTTCAAACTTAAAAATCTCATAACCTATGATTTTGCAAAAAGTCGCGACGCACCCCACCAACCCGGGCAATGCCTTGCAAATGACCACCGACTTAAACATCTGCTGCGACCAAAACGCGGCAGCTCCCACCTGCTCTTATGCGCTGACGATTGACTCGCCCGCTGAGCTTACTACCTTTATTACGGGCATTGTCCTTGGTGGCGTTACGTACATGTTCCCAAGCCCCATCAGCCCGACCAATGCCGAAGCTTTGGAAGCGGCCATTAAGGCGGCCATCAACACGGCAGGCTACACGGCCGACGACGTGTCCGTGGTTTACAACGCCACTGCCGGCGAGCTCAATATCGACACTGACTTGAGCAACCTCAGCTTTGACGAGTTGTTGATCAGCGATGGCACGCCATTGGAATTCACTCCGACTTGCGACCCTGAACCCGCCGTGCCTTTCCGCGTGTACAAAACCACGATTACCTATACCGGTGACAGCAACGCCACGAATGACACGCTCACCAGCGTGAACATTAACGGCACCGTTACTGCCGATGCGGGCTCAAGCAAGCTCCAACTTGGGGGCGCTATGGAAGCCGTTGTGGAAGCCGCAATTGCGGCCGCAGGCATTACTGGTACCGTATCTGTTACCCGCGAATCGTCCACTGGCGCGGCAAACTACGCATTGGACTCTGGCACAATCACGGTGGAAGTGTTCATTATCGGCGCGTCCGAAGAAATCACCTCTGGTGGTATCATCTGCAAAGAGAATGGCACGACACAAGCAATCACCAGCTGGGTGCTTGTATCCTAAGCAAGTAAGGCAAAAGAGAAAAACAACGCCCGGGCATTGGTCAATAGGCCCTTGTCCGGGCGTTCTGGTTATAAAGATTAAGGCAAGCTTCAATCCCCCCTAAGACATGAACAAGAATCCATTCTCAGCCATTGTGTCGGTAGCACAAACACGTCCCGAATCGGACAATAATAAAAGCGACGAAAGCCCGGCATTTCTCAGCGGGGCCGTGGCAGTCCATCAACAAACCAAACTAAAACTACTTTTTATGGGGGATCCACCATTCACTTTTGAGAACATAGCGGCCGTGATAATGGCGGCTACATTGGCGTTTGTGACGCCTATCATTCACTTTGTAGTGCTTTCCATGGTGCTGGTCGCCGCCGACGTCATATCGGGGCTGAGGGCCGCGGTGAAGCGCAAGGAGACGGTGACGCCTGGGCGGCTCAAACAGACGCTGGACAAGTTCATTTATTACTCGGCGACGATACTTTTGTCGCACGGGATGGACATTGTCTTTTGGCCATCTGGCAACTACCTGACCTACTGCATCGCGTGCTTTATCTGCATGGTCGAGTTTAAGAGCAACATCCGAAACGCCTCGGAAATTACCGGAATCGACATCACGGGGTACCTCAAAGCGTTTTTTAAGGAGAAGCTAAAGGGGGTTTCATCGCCCCCCAAAGATTAAGGGTCATTTGTATTGGAAATAGTGGGCGGGTCGTTCGAAGGGACGGCCCGCTTTTCTATTGTGGTACAGTCAAGTATCTAAGTATCAAAAAAATAAACGAAAATATTTTCAAAAAATATGCAAAAAGATTTGCGGTATCCGCATTGTCTTATTATCTTTGCAATACCAAAGCGTTAAAGCTGAGGCGAATACATATCTTTTTTATTTAACTTTTTAATTTTTGTTTTATGACACACGCAGAATTGACAGTAGTTTTGGGAGAACTCAAATCCCTCTCCGCACAAGGCGAAAAGAAAAAGGTGTCCGACATTTTGGCCATGCAGTTGTCGGGAGATTCCATGCGCTTCATGCGCCAAGCCCTTTGGGGCGAATTGACTGGCTCCAACCGTCCCGTTGCCAAGTGTGGGGTGAACGCCATCCTAACGGAATTGATGAAGCTCCACGTGGTCGAAAATGTGGCAGCCGAATCCGCTCAGGCCGCAATCGTGCCAGCGTCCGACGAATTGAATTTGGGGGAAGTAGAGGCTCCCGCAAATGAAGTTACTGCCGAGGTTGCAAAGGAAACTGCAAAGGACGAGCAAAGGAAAGTGAAGGCGCTCACCGTGAAGCACGACCGCAATGGACTCACTATCGCCTACCGTGCCGACCTGACGGAAGAAATCGCCGAAACGGTGAAGGACTTCCAAAGCTGGGCGGCGTTCCTTGAAAAGCACAAGGAAGCATTTGCCACCACGGTAGGACTTGTTTCCCGTGGCTTGCCTATTTTCTCACAGGATTTCGCCTACAACGTTATCTGGGATTGGAAGGGGGGAAAGGTCAACCCGACCGTAGAACAGTTCGTCAAGGGCTATGAGTGCGACACAGAAGCGGAAACGTTCAAGGCCATCGCCACGATGGAAGAACTCCTTGCCTTCTTGACAGCGCACAAAGAGGCCAAAATTTTCAACTCCAAGGGCATCGAGTTTGTCCACGACTGGAAAGAAGGCATCTTGCTCAACTACCCCAAGGGGGCGCCCAATCGCTCCTACTTCCACAACATGACCAAGTTTTTCGCGGTCGTCGAAATGGTGGAAAAGTCCTAAACAAAATCGTTCACATCTGGGAGGCTTCGGCCTCCCTTTTTTATTTCAACCACGATGGATAAGTACAACACCCGCGCCCTCCGGGACGTGGACCTAATCGCACGCCTAATAGGGAGCCAAGACAACCCGACCTCGCAGGCCCTTGCGCGTGCGCTATTGATGCGGTGTGGCCACAACTTGCGCTTACTGGCGCGTATGACCGCCGACGAGATTCATGCGCTCGTGGGCATTGGCAGGGGCAAATCCGAGGTGATAGCGACGGCCTTCGAATTGGCCAGGCGCATCAACTCGTCCGAGCACCCCACGCGGCAGATCGTCACCTCAAGGGATGGGTATTTGATAATGCGGCCACGGTTCGCGGATTTGGCCCATGAAGAATTTTGGTGCCTTTATTTGAACAGGAAAAGCATAGTGGTACACGAGGAGTTGATTTCGGTCGGCACCATTGCCGGCACACTCGTTTGCCCCCAGAAGATATTGAGGCCCGCCATCGAAAGACATTGCACGGCCGTGATGCTTTTCCACAACCATCCCTCCGGAGACCCAAGGCCGTCACAGTCCGACTTGGACTTGACAAGAAAGCTCGTCAGGGCTTCCGAGGTGTTCGACATTCAGCTATTAGACCACATCATCATGACCGAGACCATGTTCTACAGCTTTGCCGATGAGGGGAATTTGTAAAATATTTTTCGCAATATTTCACTTTGTAATAAATCCTTATTATCTTTGCAACATCAACCACGATAGACATGAAAAATAAACCAGTAGTTCCGGGCTTGTTCGCCAATGGTGAAAAGTTCGTGAAGGAACTCGATACGCAAATCCACCGATACCGTGCGCCCCAAAAGCTCCAGATGCTATTGGCGACTGGCCTCTATATCTTTTCGCACGGTGAGATGTCCGAGCAGTACGACCGCGAAACGAAGGACTTAACGGACGAAGAAAAGCAGTTCTTGTTCCGCATGGTCACGCAAGCGGGGGAGTATAACGAGGGATGGGAAGATGTTTTGGGCGATGCCTACATGTGCTGTTCCTCTAGCGATAGAATGGGCCAGTTCTTCACACCCATGCCCATCGCGAAAATGATGGCACAGATGACATTGAAAGACCTTGACCCCGAAAGACCTCTGCGCATTGGCGATTTGTGTGGATGTGGTTCTGGAAGGATGCTCTTGGCTTGTGCCGAGATACTTCAAGAAAGCAGGGCCATGCACCATTTTGTCGGCGTAGACTTGGACTATCAGTGCTGTCAAATGGCGGTGCTCAACTTGGCCATGAACTCCGTGCCGGCAATGATCATTCACGGCAATGGGCTATGGCCCGAGGTGTTCAATGCGTGGGAGATAAAAGTTATGAATATTTTTGGCCAGTGGGTGCCAAAGGTTTTCAAGATGGACACTGACCACGTCAAGGAGATTTATTGGGGGGAGATTATGAGGCAAAACGAATTGAGGGCGGCACCCCCGCCAAAGGCTGAACCAAAGCCGAACCCCAAACCAACCAAACCCCAATCACAATTAAGCCTTTTTTGATATGACCGCGACACAATTAATGCACGAAACTAATTGCCCTATCATCGTCGCTTTTAGCGGTGGGAAAGATAGTGTGGCCATGGTACTCTATTTGCTTTCCCTTGGAATTGACCGAGACCGAATCCATCTTCACCATCACTTGGTGGATGGTAAGAATGAAACGCCCATCTGGGATTGGCCTTGCACGGAATCTTACTGTACTGCTTTTGCCAAAGCTTTTGGGTTGAAGCTGTTCTTTAGCTACCGCGAAGGCGGGATTACGCGGGAGATTTACCGCCAAAACGAAGGCCTGCAGCCCGTTTATTTTCAATCAAGAATGGGCGGCAGGTTCCACAAATTGGAAAGCAATAAAGGTTCTTCCACGCGCATGAGGTTTCCCGCAGTGTCCGCCGACCTGATGACGCGCTGGTGTAGCGCAGTTGTCAAAATTGACGTGCTCAAACGGGTAATTTCTACGGCCTATCCTACGGGCGACTTGCTTGTATGCACCGGGGAGAGGTGGGAGGAAAGCCCCGCAAGGTCAAAGTATGTACAGGAGCAAGTCCACGCGACCAATTCAAGGCGCAGGCCTACGGTACATTTTCGGCCCATCATCGACTGGGAAGAATCCCACGTCTGGGACATCATCGAAAAGAACCTCGTGCAGCCACACCCATGCTATGAATTGGGATGGGGCCGGTGCAGCTGCATGACGTGTATTTTTGGCAGCGCAAATATCTGGGCTTCCATTGAGCAGCTTTCACCATCAAGGATAGTGAAGATTGCGGGAATAGAGGAAGACCTTGGGTTCACGCTTTATAAAGGGAAGTCCATTTATCAGAAAGCAAAAGAAGGCAAATCCATTATGCCCTGGCACGCCACAAGCAGATGGCAGGGCGAGGCAATGAGCGAGTTTATATCACCAATCATCATAAAAAACTGGGAACTTCCCGCTGGCGCCTTCAAGGGCGAAAGCTGTGGAAGCCTTTAAATTCAACCACCCATGAAAAACCTCATCAAGTACATCGCGCTCAAGCGTAAGGAAAAGGAACTGCAAGGCAAGATGGAAAGCCTCAAGCCAAAAGCATTGGAGGAAGCCCAGAACGCCGGGAGCAAAGGTACCTATGGAGACGCCTCATTCTTGGTCAAAGTGACCAAGGGCAAGTGGCAAGTGCCCGAGGACGATGCCATCAAGACCATCGACCACCTCATAGAGGCAAAGCGAGAGGAGTGCGAACGCTTGTGCAAATCCTTGTACAACGAAATCGCGGAACTGACAGCGCAAAAAGAAACGATTGAACAGGAATTAATCGCTTCCGGGAAGGCCACGAAGTCAGACGACAAACCCACCCTTGAAATCAAGTTCAAATGAGACACATCGAAGTAATTTTTGATGCGGAAAACGAGCGTTGGGAATTGGTGTTCCCATACGATGCGCGTGCCGTTGAATTTTGCCGTGAGCACAATTGTCGTTGGGATAGCACCAAGAAGCTATGGACTACCACCGACGCAAGGCTCGTGGACGATTTGACCACGAGACAGCCCGAGATAGCCGCGGAGTTTGACCGCCAATATGCGCTCAAGCATCAAAAGATTGAGATGTCAAGGGCGCAAGACACCGACTACCCCATCCCGGTGCCGGAGGGGCTATCGCTCAGGCCGTACCAGAGGGCTGGCATCTTCTTTGGGATGCACCAAGAAAACACGCTCATTGGTGACGATATGGGGCTGGGAAAGACAGTGCAGGCCATCGGCATCGTGAACTGTATGCCCGAGGCGAAGAGCGTGCTTATCGTTTGCCCCGCTTCGCTGAAGTATAACTGGTATCGGGAGTTCACCAAGTGGAGCATCAAGAAGATGATCATCGGTATTGCCCAGGGCGACAAGCTCCCGCGTGAACAGGTGGTGATTATCAACTACGACATTCTTGGCCGGCACGCGCATTCGCTCAGGGAAAGGGAGTGGGATGCCATCATCGTTGACGAGGCCCATTATTTGAAGTCTTTGAAGGCACGTCGCTCGGTGGCCATTATAGGGGGCACGTTGGACGATGGGAAGAGGTTGCCACCGCTCAGGGGGAAAAGGAACATCGCCATGACCGGCACGCCCATCCCCAATAAGGTGATGGAGATATTCGCGCTGCTCAAGTGGTTGGACCCGCAAGGGCTTGGCCGTGACCAGTATTTATTTAAACGCCGCTACGTGGACTTTCAGAACGCGAAGCGGTTGGAGGAGCTCCAGAACAAACTTCGGGGCTCCATCATGATACGGCGCCTAAAGAAGGACGTGCTGACCGAACTCCCGCCAAAGGAACGCCAAGTGGTCATCATCCCGCCACAAGGTAAAGAGGCCCAAGACGCGCTGAGCGCGGAAAGGAACGCCCATTCCTTGAAGGAGAACCACTTGGCAGAACTCAAGATTGCGGTGGAACTGGCCAAAGCTGACGGGGGATATGCGGAAGCGGTGGCCATGATGAGGAACGCCAACAAGCAGGCGTTCTCCGAACTTGCAGAGGCCCGCAAGAAAGTGGCTATTGCCAAAGTGCCGATGTTCATTTCCTTTATCGAGGACTTGTTGGAGACGGAACCCAAAGTGGTGATCTTCGCCCATCATAAGGAGGTGGTGGATATGCTGATGGAGGCGTTCAAAAAATACAGGGCCGTGAAGATTGACGGTTCCGTGCCCACAAACCAACGGCAAAAGCCGGTGGACGACTTTCAGAACAACCCGGACGTGCGGATATTCATCGGCTCCATCATGGCAGCAGGTACGGGCATCACCTTGACGGCCGCGAAGGTATTGGCATTTATAGAACTTGATTGGGTGCCCGGTAACGTCACGCAAGCGGAGGATAGGATTCACCGCATGGGCCAGTTGGACAATTGCCTCATTATCCACTTCATCATGGAGGGGAGTATGGACGCCAACGTGGTCAATACCCTCATCGCGAAGCAGAAGGAAATCGAAGCGGCATTGGACAAAAGCCAGGCGCAAATGGTCGCCGATGAAATGGTGGTGAGCAAGGACAGAGGCGCGACCGATTCCGTGACGGTGGAGAAGATAGGCGTGGAAAGCAACCTATTCAATTCGGAGTTTTGCCATGCCGTGCATTCGGCGTTGAAACATATTGCGTTAAACGATACCGATGGGGCGACCAATACCAACGGCATCGGCTTCAACAAGATTGATTCGGCGGTCGGCAATGCCTTGGCCAAGCGGCCGGTATTGACCCCACGTCAAGCCGTGCTGGGCATTCGTATTGCCCGGAAGTATCACAAGCAACTGCCAAAGGAATTGGTGGAACGGCTTGCATTTTTATCAAAAGAAACCGGCCTAAAAAAATAGCCATGCAACTAACCTTGTTCGAACTGGAACCAATACCCAAGAAGCTACCGCCACCAAGGTCGTCGCTGTGGCAATGGTGCAAGGTATTCACCAAGTGCAACGTCTGCGGGGAATGCAATTCGGTCACTACCCCTTATATCTTGACACGTGAGCAGATGGTGGCAAAAGGATGGGTGGAGACATCCCCAGATACTTGGGTCTCTGCTCCATCGCCATGCAGTAGACACTGCGAGGAAAGGTTGAAACGCATTAAAAACTATGTAGCCGTTTCGCTTGATTGAAATTATTTTAAAAAAACTTTGCCCAACTATTGCGCGTGTTGTAATGTCTTATTATCTTTGCAATAAATTAATGAGCAATTAAAATTTTCAAACGTTCAACCACACACGTAGTATGCCAGTCCTTCACCACAACCTTTGGATTCCGATTGACAATTCTGACCGTTCGGCCACGATTAACCTTAACCACATGTGCGGCGAAAAGCCCGAGGAAGATGGGTTTTTTCATGGCTTCAACGGCAACTGCATGACGGAGTACATCGTCATCCCCGCACCGCAATGGGTACAATCAGATGCTGACATCACCCTGGTCGCCAAGGCAGTCATCGGCCCCAAGGCAAACTTTCGCTCGCTCAACGGTTCCCATGCCGATGCGCTTGTGAAGTATTTCGCCACCCAGATTTACACCGAGAGGGTTTAATGATGGATGCCAACACTTCCAAATCACCAAGGAAAGTTTGGACGCCCGAGGAAGACGTTCGGCTACGCGAGTTATTCCCCTATATGGAATCAGCAAAGGTAGCCGAACTTCTTGGGGTGCCCATGTCCAAAGTGAACCAGCGTGCCAGCAGACTGGGCATGAAAAAAGACCCCGACTACATCAGGCAAAAGTACCAGGAGTGCGGACGTGAACTACAGGCCCATTCCAAGTGCACGCGGTTCGTCAAAGGACAAGTGTCGTGGAATAAGGGAAAAAAGGGGCTTTGCATGGGAGGCGTCGAAACGCAGTTTAAAGCCGGGCAAATGCCACACAACACCAAGTCGAACGGCCATATCAACAAACGTGCAGACGGCTACTGGTGGATTCGTGTAGGATTGGCCGAATGGAAGCAATGGCACCGCTTTATATGGGAGCTCGTCAACGGCTCCGTACCGGAAGGATACGTGGTCAAATTCAAGGACGGGAACCAAGACAATGTGAACATCAATAACCTTGTACTGGTGCACCGCTCCGAACAGATGGCAAGCAATACTATTCACAATTATCCCACAGAGTTAAAACAGGCCATCAGGGCCGTGAGCAAGTTAAAAAAAGTCATTTCCAATCATCAAAAAAATCAACAACCACATGGCACGTAACAAACTCAGTAACCTCCGCGATCACTTATTCGCAACAATAGAAAATCTTTTGGACGAGGACTCGAACTTCGACGTCGAAAAGGCCGAGGCGATAGCTAATCTTGGCAACGTCATCGTCAACTCCGCCAAGGTGGAGTATCAACTGATTAGAGCCATGGGCCTTGACAAAGAAGACATGCCCAAGTTCTTTGAGCTCAGCGACGGCGATAAGAAGTAATTTACCTAGTCAATGGGGTGAAGACTACCCGAAATATTTTCCCCTACCCTATTGATAATTAAAAAAACCTTATTACCTTTGCAATAAATAAATATAAAATGAAATTTGAAACATTCCCCAAGCAGGGTTGCATCAGCAAGATCATCAGGTTGCCAGCGCAGGCACATAAAGATGTGCGTGGCATTCTCTTGTACGACGATCGTCCGCAGCGTGGCCCCAACCCACGGGCAACGGTAAAGCACGCATATGTGCGTCTTGCCGAGATGGGATTTGAGGCGTACAAGACCAATCCCGACTACTACGGCCTTCGCTTCGTGGAGGTGAACCACACCACCCTACCAACGTCCGGCCATGCCATCAACATTCCCAAGGCTTTCGCCGACCAAGTGGCCACACTCAAGGCCACGTGGGAAATGGTTCGTCTGGAAGACACCTACATCAGGCTGATTGAAATCGGCATCGACGTCGTGGAAGCCCGCATGAAAGCGGAAATCGCCCAAGCCGTGGGCGAAGGATAGCATTATCTTTTTCAACCATATTATTTCACAGTTCAACCACACCATCATGGGACTAACCATCCAAAAAACAGACGCGGAAATTATCCGCAGGCCCGTTGCGCTTGCCATCTTTGGAGATCCTGGCATTGGCAAAACCAGCCTTGGTTTCACAGCCGCCAAGGCCATCGTATTTGACTATGAAGAAGGCATTGAGCGCGCCTACAAAGAGCTTCGCCCTGACTTTGCCCGCTTTGCAGACTGGAAGCAAATCAAGGACGGCATGGAAGACGGCTCTTTGCTTGCCGACCTCAAAGAGGGAGGCTACCAAACCATCATCCACGATACCGTGGGCACAATGATTGACCGGCAAATCGCCGCGTTCGTCAAGTCGCAAAACTTCCGCAACTCCGTCAAGGGCGGCAACGCCCTGAGCATGGACGGATGGATGGCCGCCGAACAGGAATTCGTCATGTTCTTCGACTTCCTCCGCAAGAACGGCTTTGACCAAATCTTTTTGAGCCACGCCAAGGGCGACGGCAAAGAGGACAAAATCGTTTTTGAAATATCGGGCGGCGCCAAGAAGATTGTGCAGAAGCACAGCGACGCGATTGGCTACTACTTCGCCGATGGTGTCCGTGGCCGTCAAATCAGCTTTGAGCCAACTCAAGAGCGCATCGGCAAGAACCCCGCAGGATGGGGAATCAAAGTCGTGCCATCGGCGGAGAAACCTGCGTTCTCCACGTTCCTTGCAGAGATTACCGCCGACCTCAAGCAATCCTTGTTTGGCCGCTCCAAGGCACAGACCGAGGCATTGGAAGCCCTCAAAAAAATCAAGGCCCGTATCGAAAGCGAAAAGGAAGGTGGAAGCTTTGCCGCATTGCTCAAGCTTCGCCCCGAATTTGACGCGCTTTCTCCTGCGCTCAGGGCGCAATCAATCAAGCTATTCAACGACCGTTGGGCGCTCTTGTTTGCCAAGATTCACTTGAACGCCGCCTCCAAGCTCAAGGACATCAACCTTGCCTACAAATCTTTCTCGGAGAACTTTCCCAGCGATATCCTTGGCACCGAGCTGGCCACGATGGTCTGGAAGCAGATTGTTGCCACAGCCAATGCCGTTGGCTACAACTTCGTGAAGGAGACCAAGAAGTTTGTCGCGGCCGACCCCAACGCCACCACTGAAGGCGAGGAACCAGAGGAAGAACAGGACGCAAAGGAAGGCGATGAGTAGGCTCCTAATTTCCCCCACGCTACTAGAGGCGTACCGTACATGCTATGATGGCATGTACGGGAAGGGGGAGGAGGAGTTAATCGCGACCCTTGACAAGACGTTCAAGGGCAACGAAAGCACCTCCCTTGGCACCGCTTACCATGCCATACTGGAGCATGGCCCAGATGGGAATAACCCGTTCCGCGCAAAATCGAAAGACGGCAAGCCCATTTTGGTTTACCGTGACGATAGGTTTGGCGACAAGCTATGGGGCTTTTCCGAGCAGGCTTATTCCTGGGCCTTGCAGTGGAGGGAAGAACACCCGGACGCCATCAATGAGATGTGGGGCGAACTCTCCTTCAAGGTGGACGGTGAAGACATCCGCTCGATCATCAGGACGGACGCGATGGAAGGACTGCAGATTTTTGACCACAAGACCAGCACGTCCAAGATGGCGCCCACCTATGAGACCTACGAGGGGTCATGTCAATGGCGCATGTACTTGCTCGCTTACCCAGATGTATCCAGCGTCATTTACAACGTCTTCCACCTAAAGCAAAGCGAGGCTGTTCCGGGCTTCATCGAGTCGTGTTCCTTTGAGCAATTCGAGTACTTCCGGGAAGAAGATATGGACAGATACGTCAACGAGTGCATGAGCGGTCTATTGGACTTTTGCCGCTCAAAAAATATTTTAGATAAAATAACCGACAAAAAGTTTGCACGGTAATATTCTTTATTATCTTTGCAACATCAAATGAAAAAGGAACTAGGGCTTAGTACAGGAATCGCCCGGCGATGCAGATCATCGGGCGGTTAATTTTAAACAGGGCTTGTAGCTCAGTTGGTAGAGCGCCTGCTTTGCAAGCAGGAAGTCAGGGGTTCGAACCCCCTCGGGTCCACAATCTTTTTTTTATGTAATTCCCGGTGCCGGTGAGGATCTGTATCGCGAAACCGTAAGGTAAGACTGGAGGGATTGAGCGGGGAGGCGGTGCCGGGAACTTTTTTGATTATTCACATTTCAACCACATAAAATGGACTACGTTTGTTTAGACATTGAAACGACGGGCACAAATACCGTCACGGACAAAATTGTCCAGTTTCCCGCAATCCGCTATCGGGACGGGAAAGAAGTAGCCTACTTCAACATCATGGTGAACCCCGGCATTCCAATGTCAGCGGGCGCCAGCGAAGTGACCGGCATCACCGACGAGGCCCTCAAGAGCTGCCCACGATTTGCAGAGGTGGCGCAAGACGTAGCCGATTTTATCGGCCCCAATCCCGTTATCATGGGATTCAATGTCATGTCCTTGGACATTCCCATGATTGCCCAGGAATGCGAATTGGCCGGCGTTGAGTTCCCATCCTTAGAGGACATTAAAATCATCGATCCCCACGTAATCTACGCCGAGATGTACAAGCGCACTTTGAGCGCAACGTACAAGTTCTACACGGGCGAAGATGCGGTTGATGCTCACGACGCACTTGCCGACGTGAAGATGACGGCCAAGCTGTTTGACGCGCAGTTGCGCCACCACTCCATGGCTTTAGATGTTGACGCCATCCACGCGCTTTCTACCCGTGGCAATGCTTATGTGGACTACGCGGGCAAAATCAAGCTGAATGAAAACGGCGTCCCTTGTTGGACGTTTGGCAAGAATAACGGGCAGCCCGTCAAGAACGACATCGGCTTTGCCGAATGGGTATTGCGCAACGATTTCCCCACCAGCACCAAGAAAGCGGTGCGCAAAATTATCTACTCATAATGAGCAAGAACAGAACATTGACAATCAACGGCGACGAGTTTTTGGCCAAAATGGAAAAGCTCAAAAGTCAGCCTACCCCCGAAATGCTGAACTTTCTGTTTGGCTTATCCAAGAAACCTAATGGCTGGATGCTGGCCACCGTGCAGGAATCTGCTGAGGTCAACGCAAAGGTAGGGCTTATCCCCAAGCCAATGATGGCCATTCTTGACCGCATCAATGAGTGTGTACAAAAGATTTTTGACGGGTGCCCCGTCCGCATCAGCGGTTATGCTATCAAAGTAAAGGGCCTCACCATGATTTCCTTTGCGTTGGAGCAGCGCATGCACGGCTTCACGCTCACCGCCAAGACAGAGCCGTACCCATTTATGTACACCGAGGTGAACTACGAATCTTGCAGGAATGAGGAGGACGTGGAGCGTGTAAGGGTGCAAGAAATCTTGAACGACGTGTTCCGCCATCACTGCGAGTTGGAACGCTACGTTCAAGAGAATTACGCAGGGATTCTCGGCCTTTCCCAAGCCCAGCTGGAATTTGACTTTGAAGGGTTCATGGAGCAAGACGTGGAAGTTGGTGAGGTTGAAATTGCCATGGGCTCCATCAACGACGGCATGACCATTTCCCGTGAAGCCATCGAGCGCGTCATCGAGGACAACGCCCGCTTTGCCATGAGCCAAGAAGGCATCAACGAAGCGGGAGACGAAGATTTATCATTTTAAGGAAAACCACACCGCGACGGGTAGAGGCGTAGCGGTGTCGTAGAACGATGGGAGTTGTGTTCAATGGGTGCCTCTACGCCCAAAGGACACGCTCCCATTTTTATTTAAAACAACCATCAACCACGACGTGATCAATATCAACGACAGACTTGTGACCGAATTTCTCCCCAAGCATGGGGCGAAAGCCTTGGCGGTGCTCTTGGTGTATGCCAAGCACATGAACGCGCAGCGTAGGGCATGGCCATCGGCCAAGACGGTGCAAGAAGTGGTGGGCATTGGTCAGGACGCGAGGAACGACATCATGTCGATGCTGGTCAAGGAGGGCTATTTGAAATTGCACCGGGTGAAAGTGGACGGGAAGGTGCAGTTTTCCCATGTGGAATATGAGGTCGTGACCGATTTGGTGAACTGGGTTTATGTTCATAATGGTAAAAACTACCCAAGTGAAGAGTCCACTATGGTAGAAACTACCCAAGTGAAACCCACCGTGGTAGAAACTACCCCTATAGAAGTATTAGCAATAGAAGTATTAACCAAAGTGGAACAAAAACCCTCTACACACACGCGTGAGGAGCAAGACCCTACCATCCAGCTTTATGAGGTATTGAAGGCAAAGTTCTTCGATGCAGATGGTTCGCGCTCCCAAACGCTCCAGATGTATATTTCCGGGGCCAAATGGCGCGGCGACGACGAGACGCTCAATGTGTTACTGTTCCGCTTCTGCGCTTGGCTCTATGGCGCCGAGAACTTTATCGCACTCAACGCAATTTCTGGCAACACATCAAAGGCTTGCTCCAAGTTCGCCTATTGGTTGACAGATCCACGCTCAAAACAACCTGTCGAAAATGAATCCAAACTCAACCACCAAGCTCGACCCCTCCAAACTTCGCCAAACGGCGGAACGCCTCAATCACTTCTTGAACGAGCTCGAAGCCAAGAAACCCATTGGTTCGGTCTTCGGTGAACTGAGCTTTCAAAAAGCGTCGCTGGGCGTGAAGCTCAACGAGTACGCCGGGCAGTTCGTCATCGTGGAAGACCTTCGCTTATTCCTCGCTCCATTGGTGGCCGAGATCATCGAACAGATGGTGCTGGAATATGCCGCGTCAATCAAGACCTACGGGAAGAAGGGCGACGCGCTCCGTGACGAGGTCCGTTCCTTTGTCGGCAAGCTGTTCACCAACCCCGTCCACAAGAAACTCTCGCTCCTGGGGATTGCCCATTGCTTCGAGATGATGACGACCTTGACCAAGCCATTTGACAAACCCGCTGACGGTTTTACAATGCAGCATCTTTTCAGCGCCCTCAACACCTACGTTGGGCTTCTCCCGACGAATCCAAGCAAACCCAGTATGCCGACCGCCCAACCGCCAAAAGTGGCGGAGAAGCCAAAGGAACAACCGAAGGAACCCGTCCAAGATAGAAAACTGGTGGCCCGCCCAGACGCATCCCGTGGCAGCACTTCAAGGATCGGCGACGTGCTTCCCGGAGTGGCCAAAAAGAAAGAGCCATCGGTCAAGCCGTTTGCAAACCTTGAAGAGTTTTGCGCCTCCATCGGCTCCACTTCCGTCTGGTTTTTGGAAGAACGTGAGCCAGTCTGGAGGGATCAATGGGAAGCTAAGTGGAAAGACTACGGCCTGACCTTCGAGAAGTACAAAGAACAGCAGATTCACAGACTCTTAAACCACCGCCCTGAACATGAGTAACCAATACTTCAAAAGCAAGCATTTCAAAGTGCACTGCATCTCAAACACGGGAAAGACGAGTGTTTGGATTTTAAACAAGAGGGGCCTTGAAAAGGCCAAACTTGGAGATGTAAAGTGGAAGGGAGCAGAGCGAAAATACTGCTTCTTCCCAAAGAAAGATGCTCTTATTTCAGAGCCCTGCATGAGGGATATTGAAAAGTTTATTGCTGCCGAAATGAGCAATTATGAACAAACAAGAGGTTTTCGATTCAAAAAAGCCGAACACGAGTAAGTGTATCTGCACATTATTTACCAACAATAAACAACTGGCTATGCACATAAAAGATAAATATATAAATGCCATTGATGCGGCACTTGACTTCATTGAAGCAAATGTTGATGGGGCCGACGAGGAAAACAATGAAATAGAGACAAGGCAAGCACTGGCAGAACTTGCAAGTGCAATGAGAGCAGATAGAGAGAAGAAAAAAGTTAGGTACTATGTACGCAGAATACTTAGCGGCAAGAAGGTATAAAAAAGATTGATTCAATTTAAAATCATATTGTATGAAAAATGTATTAGAAGTAGGGAAATGGGTAACTTTCGATGAAGACACAAAGCCGTTTAAAGTCATGGCCATTTCTTTGAGATACGCAATTGTGTCCCGTGCAATTAATAGGAGACATGACGCGGCCCTAGTAAAATATCAGGTTGAAAGCGGGGCTTATTCCAGTTTTACAGAGGCTTGGAACGTGCTAAAATTCTCTTCAGTATATTCCATCCTTGACTTTAATGAAAACGTCAGGGGCAAATCAAACATGGTATTCAACGATACCGACTACTTTGACAAATCCAGTTGTATGGATTTGATATCCGACTTAGAGAATGGTCAGTGCGAAATATCGCATCGGGGCCGGTGTTCAATTAATATTACAGAAATCTTTCCACAATGAAACTACTATACATCGCCATCCCGCTGATTCTTTACCTTGCCCTCTCCAAACTTGGGGACTGGGTGAAAGCCAGGCGCGAAAAGAAAAAGATTCTCCTTTCTGAAATAAGAATGGAAAACCCTCCGCCTGCACCCCCACGAAAAGACAAGTGGGGCAGGCCGACAACACAACCCAATAGAGATTCAGATATAGGATTTTAATTTATCATCAAAATACGTTCAACCATGCAAATCGTAATTACCCCTCAAGCCATCGTTTCAGCCGTTCTAGTCGGGATGGCAATTTATTTCTTTTACAAGTGGTGTAAAGAGAAGTTCCGCAGGCCCCACCCGCTCAAGGACTTTTGCCCAAACAGTTTGCCAAATGAAAGCTTCATGCTCCAAGCACAGAGCATGGAACAAATGATGTCGTCGGTTTGGTATGCCATCAATAAAACCACCGAGTTTGGTGTCGATTTGGAGGAACTAAAGACTTACGGTTTTCCCTTTCATCCCGAACACAAAGTGGTTTACTTTGCTCACGAGGAAGGGCCGTGCTTGAACGGCGTGATTTGCGACCTTGGAGCCAATAAATACGGGTTTATCTCCGTGGGGCGCTTTAGCTCAGAGATGAAAGGGCATCTTAGCTTGTCAACCGTGATGGCCGATCTAGCCCATAAGTTTGAAACAATAGTGAAAAAGGCCCCCGCCAACGATTCACAGACAGAAGACGCCAGCGACGAGCAGCCCGATTGGGATGTGCCAGATGGCCTAAAAATGGAAGCCGGTCACATTTACAGGTGCCACAATGGCAACGTAGGGATTTGCCGCGAAAACGAACTACCAGGCAAAGATATTTATCCATTTTTCTTGGAGTTCTTCCACGTTGCAAGACATCAGATGTCCGTGCCGCGCAACTATACGGAGTCCGGCCACGCCCATCATGAAAGGCACCCACGCCCCGACAACATCAAATTTGAAATCGTCACCCCAAATCCACAATAACCATGCTTTGGATACTCCTAATGGCCTGCGCCTTGTTTGGCTGCATCGGCATTTACATACTCACGTCCTCGGAGGTCGATGGACCAGAGGACATGAAAGAGGTCGCCTCTTTGCCAAAGGAAGCGATGCTAAAAATGAACCTTGAGCAAGCGGCCCTGATGGAACAGGTGCTGGACTTGATCATCCCCCGCGCACAGCAAGCCGAGGAGGATTGGTCAAGGTTTGCGCTGGCAGATTTGCCAAAGCGGCCCATTCGCCTGGTCTATTTTGACGGCATCCTCATAGGCAAAATCGTTTATATGGTCCCCTCGTTTCAACCGGACAAAACAAGACCGCCACAGGTGCAGGTCATTTTCAACCCAATTGACGAAATGCCGTTGCCCGAGTACCTGGAAATGATGAAAGGAGGAAATAACTCAACGTCATGCGCGGTTACCTCTACGTAATGGGGGCCACCCGTTACTGGTTCCGCTACAAAGTCGGTATCAGCAACAACCCCAAGTTTAGGCGTCGAATGATAGACGACAGCCTGCGGGGTAGGGTAGTGCTTGTCAGTTCCGTGAAGGTTTTCTTTCCATACTTCTGGGAACAGTCCATTCACAAAGTGTTTTCCCCGCTCAATGCCAGGATGCACGGTTCAGGCAAGACGGAGTGGTTTTGGTTCGGCATTTCCCCCATCCCCACCCTACTCATCTGGACGTGCTTCGCGCTTGAATGGCTGGGCATATTCTTCATTGTATTCATCGCTTCAACACTCATCACCAATGCCCCCAATCAAAATACCCAAGGCCAAAAAAGCCACGCCCAAACCCAAGATTCAGTACCATCCATTCCACCCAACGGGGTTCCACACCCTCAAGGAGTTCAAAGCGTTTCTGGCGGAGAGAAAGGGAGTGGCGGTGGAAAGCCTGGGCGACGACATAGGGATATACCCGGCCTTGTACAAGGGGAAGGAATACACCCGCCTGCGGGAGCTCGAAAAGGCGATGACCAAATACAAGAACGTAGCCACGGAGTACAAAGGAAGAAAGTACAAGTCCATAAAGGAAGTGGCGTTCGCAAAAAGGCTGGAACTACTCATGCACGCAAAAGACCCAAAGGAAAGAGTAGTGAAGGTGGAAAACGAGGTACCGTACAAACTGGCCATCAACGGCGTTGAGATATGCCGGTACGACCTTGATTTTCGCGTGACCTACGAAGATGGCCACGTTGACCACTTTGACACAAAAGGTTTTATCACCGACGTTTATAGATTGAAAAAGAAACTCATGTTCGCCATCCACAATATTTTAATCATCGAACCATAATCCTACCATGAAATTCAAACACAAATCAACCGGGGCCGTCATCACTTGCATCCGCTGGACGGGCACAGATCAATCGTATGGGTACATCCATAACCGGCTAAAGAAAATAGGAATAGAATGCTCCGACAACTTTGGCTCCATTGTCATCAAGGGCAATGCAAAAGAGAAGACAACTGACTTGATTGTGCCAACCGACTCTTGGATTTGGTTCTCTAATGTGGATGGAAAGCCCGTGAGAAGCTACACCAATGCGGAGATTAATCAGAAATTCGAACCACTAAAGTGAAAATAAATTTGGTGGTTTAAACTTTGCATATTATCTTTGCAATAAATTAATCAACCACACATGACTTTCGACTTCAATTGCCAATTTTGCGGTGAAAATCATAAAATCGAAGAGGAACAAGGCCCTGTGCCCAAACGGCTAGAATACTTGTGCCGTTCGTGTCGTATGCCATTTCAGTTAGTTATTCCCCCTGTGCTTATAAGAAAACTTGAAGAGCTAAAACCTATCCCTCAACTGCCTAACCACGACAATCTTTGATTATGAATTATATCTCGGCAAGAAAAGGGGGAAGATGTTTCAATGGCGCCCATCGTGACCAAGGCCCTCTGGTTCATTTAATTCCACAGCGTCCTTCAACAACTGCGGGGCCCGACTTTTCAAAAGCTCTTTGCAGTACTCAACCAGGTTATCGAGGATATGGATGGGATGAATGCGAGAAAGAAAAAGCTAACTGCCCTAAATGCTTAAAAAAATTCAATCAATTAAACCATGAGCAAGAAAAAACCACCCCTCGACATTACGCCAAAGCACCTCTGGCGCCAGAAGAGAGCCGACGAAATCCGTGAGGCCATAATCCGCGCCCAGTTTGAAGGAGTAAAGGACACTGTACCAGATGAATGGTATTCCGAGATTGCCGAACTCGAATACCCGCACGTCAAAGATGAATTAATCTTGGCCGCGTCCAACGCCATGAACGCCCTGAGCGTGCTCACCCATGGCCTTTCTGCCTCAAAAGCGAAAGGAGCTGTGGCCATTGACATGGAGAACGTGGAAGATACCTTTCTCAGCCTCCAGCGTAAGATGGTCGAATGGAAGGACGCCTTCCGTTTCGTGGACGGCACCAAGGAAAGCACAGAAGACTTTTCCACCCATGCGGAAGTCGCGGCCAAACTTAGCTCAGATGTTGGTGAAGCCTTTCGGAAAATTACCGAGAAAATTGGTGACGAGATTTGGCGCAGGGCAATGAAGGCCAAAATTGAGGAAGCAAAGCACCTTGCGCCCGGAGGCGTTGACATCGACAAAGAAAACCCCGAACCTATTTTGTCTTACAAGGAGCACCCAATTGGCACTCACATTCATGAGGGCTCACCGAGTTATGGAAGCCCGGAGCCTGTCGAATTTGTAAAGCATAAATTTGAAGAATATCAGCTCCTTACCGCTCCATTTCTTGATAAAATGAAGCAGCTGCAAAGCGACATATCAGAGTTTCGCGAAGCCAAGCTGTTTGAAAAATTCGTGGAAACACTTGCCCCCTATGGCTATACCTTTGCCGACCGAAACGAGCTCATAGAGTTCATGAAAAAGCGGCAGTTTATTAGGGCCACCCCGAGCAGCGTTCCCAAGCCAAGGTTTGGCGAAGTGGTATCTTACTACTTTGTGGAAGACGGAAGAGAGCCCATCCACCTGTTCACCTACAAAGAAGTTCTCAACTATGGTAGCGGCTTTGACTTTGAGGAGAAGAAATATAATGAAGGTGGATTAATCCAAATTACATTCCTTGACGATGCCAAATAAATTCATCACCGTTCCCTTGGTGGTCACTGCCATAAAGGTAGAGAAGACCCCCGAATGCGAGACAAAAGTCCGCAAATTGGCCAAGACAATGACGGGCTTTAACGAAAAAGTCTTCTTCCTTGGCTCCGCACATCATGGCAGATATGGTGACTGGGCCATATTTGTGAACGGCACCATCCGCATACTGTCAGAAGAACAGTTTCACGAGCAATATAATCCATTTCCATCACAACCATAACCCCCACTTCAACCACCATGACCGAATCAATCAAGTTATCACAGATCAAGACCTCGGACACCAACCCACGGCAAACTTCCTCCAATGTGCTGGAGCTTTCCGAGAGCATGGCAGAACAGGGCCTTATCCAACCCATCATCGTCCGAATGGTCGGCAAAGACCAATATGAGTGTGTGGTCGGTTCCCGTCGCCTTGCGGCCGCCCAGCTTTTGGCTTGGAAAGAAATCACTTGCATAGTCCAGGAATACGGAGACGAGCAAGTGGCCGAAATCCAGCTCGTGGAAAACCTCCAGCGCGAGGACGTCCACCCGATGGAGGAAGCCCGTGCCATCAAGAACATGATGGACAAAAGCCCCAAGTTGACCGCAAAGCACATCGCGGACCGTATCGGCAAGACCGAGAAATTTGTTCGCCAGCGCCACGCCCTCAACAACCTTTGCGACACCGTGAAAAATGAGTTCATTGCTGGCAAACTCAACCTTGCCCAAGCGAACCTGTTCGCCACCGTTGACCACGAGAAACAGATGGAGGTGCTCAAAAGAGCAATCAACGGATCCATCGACGACGACAGCCGCTACTACGACAGCGCAACACGGGTAAAGGCGTACATCAAAAACATGTTCAAGTTCTTGGATGGTGCGTTCTTTCCCCGTGGCCTTGAATATGCCGGCGAAATTGCCTGCTCCAAGTGCCCCCACAACTCCGGAACGGGAAACAACCTTTTCGACTTTGAAGAATCGGACGGCGCCATGTGCTCCAACGCGACGTGCTTCGCCAAAAAGCAATCGCACTTCCTTACCACACAAATCGCCGACTACCTTGACTTTTGCAAGAGCATCGGGCAGGAAAAGACTTTCTTCATCGCCTCCACTCGTTACGGCACAAGCATGCAAATCACGGAACTGGCACTTGCAGACAAACAGTACACGGACGCCAACTTCCACAGAACCGCATTTGCGGGCTACGCTCAGGCAGACCCAAACCCCGGAGGGCCTTACCTCGCCGGGCTTATCTTGCCCACCTCAAGCGGGGAGCCATTGGAGCACGACACACTTCAAGTCTTTGATATCGTCTGGGCTTGCCCCGAAACGGAAGCAAAGGAAGCCCCTGCGGCAAAGCTCGAAGCCATCCAAAAAGAACTCGCTTCCATCGAAGAGGAGCAATACGAACCAGCGCAAGACGGCCCGACCAAAGAGGAACGCAAACGCTTGCTTTCCTTCCAGAAGTACGAGAGCGAAATGGCCATCTACAATGAAGCGGCCCGCGCTTACAGGTGGGAGGTGGAACAACGTGGCGACACTATTGAGCGCAATGCTATCCTTACCCACTGGAGGGACATCGCGGAAAGCTTTGGTGTAAACTATGTAATTAGCGAAATTTGTACCAAAGCGGCGGCATTCTGCATTTTCTACAAATCTGCCAACTGGTCATTTTCGGAACATACTGTTGACTTCTTGGCCGACGTGCTTCAAGAACTTCCCACATGGGTTCCCAAATCCTATATTGAGGGTTCCGAAAAACCAGAACATGCGCTTGACTTGCTAGCGGCAGAGGTTGACAATCGGGCAAAGGCCCGTACGTTGCTTAATCGCAATCATGCACTGGTTACATGGGAAGCCGTTCTTATTGCCCCCGATAAGGTATTGAGCAAGGCAATGGCAAGAACCGCAATAGGCCTTTGCATGCTTCCAAACGCTTGCGGGTATCCTCCCCTCTCCATCGTACCGGTGCGCGACTATATCTTTGAAACCTTGCCGGTGCCCCAAGAGCTTCAAGAATCCATAGCGTCAAGAATCCCCGTCCCCGTCCCACCAGAAGAACCCACCATGCCAGAGGGATATGCCGATTCGCTGGAAGAAACGGAACAAGAGGACGATGACGACAACGAAGATGATGACGAATAATAGTTAATTAGTTAGGGCAATAAGAGAGAAAGCCCCGCCGTCGTAAGATAGCGGGGCTTTGTTTATACACGTTGTCGGATTTTTGAGGCGGGTTTATACCCGGACTTATCCTTGTTTTTCGATAACCAAAACGGGTATGTCCACAGTCTGCCACTTGGGCAAAAAGACGGGCTTCGCGCCAGCCTTCACGGGAATGCTCACCAACTCCTCGCCCCAAATGCGCTTGGCTTCCTCGATCATCGCGCCCATCAGCGCATCATACTGCGGGCCATACACCGTAGGGCACCCTTCGCTGGACGTTTGGAACTGGCCGCCCTTGTGAAAATTGATACCAAACAGCCCGGTATCTTCTTTGCCGGTCTTGGAACGTATCACCGTCACATTTCCCCCACGCTGGCAAAGCGCCATATACTTGCCCTTGTGGAGCGAAAAGCGGTACACCCTCCACACAATGCCCGCTTTCAACGTGGGTTTGCCATCGGGGTGATTGGAAGTGTAAGGGTCTGTGTTCGCGTTTGCGGTGAGGTACTTTTTCTTGGTAGCGACTACGGCCGCATCGTCGAACACATCGGAGTCGTTGGCTCCAACCGTGCCCATGCTGTCGCGGAAATATCCACGGTACAGCACGACGGCCATTTCTTCCTTGTCGATGTCCAGCCCGTATTTGAGCGCGTCTGCGCGTGCTTCAGCGCGGGTAATTTGCGGGAGTTTCCCCGGCCACATCTTTTTTGCCATAAGTATTTATTTGGATTAGTGATTGAATATGATGCAAGTATAGGGGATTTTTTGTTTTTTCCCCTCGGTACTTTACTTTTGGAAATAAAAATAATTTCATTGTATGCACAAAAAGCAGATATGAAATATATCTTTGTGGCCACACAAACGCGCCATGGGAAACAAAAAAATAGACCTATTGAAGTACGAGCTTGTCACGCTCGATTATCGCACCGTCAAGCCTTTGCAGGGCGAGTTGAAGCGGATGGACGCCCAAGCCGAAAAGAAGCTGCTACAGTCCTTGCAGGACGAGGGTAAGTTCGTGCCGGAGTTTGTTTGGTTCGACGAGGAGAGTGGGGAGTGGTACGCGATGGATGGGCATCAGAGGTTGTCGATTTATGCGAAGCACGACATCACGTTCAACGACAGTTATGACGTGCCGTTTTTGAAGGTGGCAGCGAAGGACAAGGAGGAGGCGGCGAAGAGGTTGCTGCTGATCAATTCGGACTTTGGGAAAATCACGCGCCAAGGGCTGATGGATTTTGTGACGACGTTCAAGATTGGGGGCGAGTGGATGAATCAGAAGATAGAGTTGTCGGGGTTCGGCAATTTTGATTTTGTGAGCGAGGCGAACCGCATCATGGAGAAGGTGAAGGACGACAAGGTAGGCGAACGCCCAATGCCTCCGCCACCTCCCCCGGTGGTGAAGAAAGAGGAGGTGCCGCAAAAGCCCACCGCGAGCGGTAACGAATGGGCGAGCTGGACGGAGCTTTTGAAGGCCAGCACAAAGGACATGGTGGTGGACACCGTGAGGCGTGTGAAGGACGAGCAGGGATTTGCCATGAACCACGAGGCAATCCAGTATATTTTTGACAAATTCAATTCGCTATAATGGAGCAGTCGTTTTTCCTTTTGAACAACCGTGAGTGGCCAGGAGTGGACGGCATCAAGTTCCACCGCCTTCATGGGTGGATGAGGTCGTTCGTGGAGCCAGTTTCGGACGTGTCCTATTTCGGGTTCGTATCGAGCAGCAAAGCGGGCCTTCACCGCTATTCCAACCAATGCGCGTCCGATTTGACGGGGGGCATGTTCTTCGCGTTGTCGGAAGCGTTCGCCATCAATGGGGCCAGTGGTTTCATTATAGAGATTGAGGGGCACAAGTGCATGCCGATGATTGGCGGCCCCATCGAAAAGGAAGGGCGCCTAAAATACATCGACGGATGCACGGACTCGCTTTTGATTCCACCCGTGAAGATGGGCGACCCATGCCTCAACCATCTGCATTTTCCCGCAAAGATAAACCAGACCATGCACACGCACCCATCTTTGAGGTTGGGGATGATCGTGGGCGGGTCTGGTGTTTGCGAGACGCCTTGGGGCAAATATCCGTTGGAACCGGGGATGTACTTCCTGATTGCCAAGGATGGCCCGCACAAGTTCGTCACGGTGGATTCGCACATGGACGTCATCGCGTTCCATCCCGACAGCGATTTTGGGCCGCGTGACGAGGACCATCCGATGATAAACCGCACCATCGTGGAAGGCGTGAGCGCGTCAAAGTTGCCGCATATCCAAACAAAATGATTATCTTGGCGGGATGAAACTTATCCTCAAAAAGAAGCAGGCAGAAATGCACGACCGCTTTTGCTCCGTCAGGGATTCGATTGAATCTTATGTCAGCTTGCAAGAGTGCGACAACCTATTGGACAAGACCATGGAGGAGATGAAGAACGTGCTTGGGAATTCCCGTGCCGGCTTCGCGTGGTCAGGTGGCAAGGATTCTATGCCGCTCCAGTGGATGATGGAAGAATTGGGCCATCCCGAATGCGTGTTGGGGATGACGGATGATTTGGAGTATCCCGCTTTTTTGAAGTTCGTCACCGACAACATGCCCGGTGGCCTTAATGTCCACAACTCCGGGCATACCATGAAATGGTTGTCCAGCAATTTGGACATGTTGTTCCCGTCAGATTCCCGCACGGCCGCGCGTTGGTTCAAGCTGGTGCAGCACAATGCCCAGGAAACATTCTTCAAAGAAAAGCGCCTCGACATATTGGCCACCGGTAGAAGAAGGCAGGACGGCAACTACGTCGGCCCCGACCGGTACACCAACCTATATCAGTCCGATGGCGTTGTGAGATACTCGCCCATGTCCGAATGGAAACACGAACACGTCTTGGCCGTCATCCATTACAAGGGCCTCAAATACGCCCCCTGCTATTCGTGGCCCAATGGCTTCATCGTGGGAACGGGAAACTGGGCCGCGAGGCAATGGACTGGCAGCATAGAAAACGGATGGCGCGAGCTTTGGGACATCGACCCCACAATCGTCGAACGTGCGGCCAAATACATCAAAAGTGCCAATTCATTCCTGTTCAAAAACAACCTCTGATATGTGCGGAATTTTCGGCCATTTCGGCAACTCTTTCCCAGACGAAAGCATCTTGACGGACATCGCCACTAAAGCGGACGAACGCGGTGGCCATGGTTTCGGGATGGCATTCGGCAAACCCAATTGGCTTGCCACCATGCACCAGAACTACAGGTTGGCACAAGACCCCTCGATATTGGGTCGGATCCTGGCACTGGAGAATAAGCCTTGCGTTGTCTTTGGCCATGCGAGGCTTGCCACTTCCGGCGAAATCGACAATAGGGAGAACGACGCCCAGCCCCTGTTCTTGGACATGTTCCACCTCGTCCACAACGGGAACTTCCCACAGTACAAAGAGAGCTTTGCCCACTACAGCCACAAGCCAATCACCAACGTAGATTCCGAGGCCCTTCTACTGGAGTACGTCAAGGGCGGCATGGAGTTCCTAAAGTCCTTCGACCTGCCCCACGCGCTGGCCATCTACGACGAGCACAAAGATGCCGCCGTACTTTCCAATAATGAATTACCATTATATTTGCGTATTGTCGGCGAAAGCGTGTACTTTTGCAGCAAGCCCTTTGAAGGGGCCGAACCATTAAACGGCATACACGAATGGCAAGGGTCAGGCAAAAACAATACAACGGGCTAAACGTTTATCACTCCGCTTTGCAGAGGATAGAATACCTCTTCCGTCAATACGACAAAGTGGTGGTGAGCTTCAGCGGGGGAAAGGACAGCACGGCCGTCCTAAACCTTACCTTGGAAGTTGCCCGGAAGTTAGGCCGTTTGCCCTTGGAGGTGCACTTCTACGACGAAGAGGCCATACCCCCACCCACCGTTGAATACTGCCATCGTGTGGCACAAATGCCCGAACTTGATTTCAAATGGATCTGCCTGCCAGTCCAGCACCGTAACGCCTGCTCCAACCGTGAGCCTTACTGGTGGTGCTGGGAACGGGGCAAAGAGGATATTTGGGTGCGACCGCTGCCGGAGGGCGCAATACTGGAACATCCACGGTTCAAACAAGGCCAATCCTATCAGGAGTTTTTCGCGGATTGGTTCGAGCCCGAGGAAGGAAAGGTTTGCGTCCTCACCGGCATCCGCACGCAGGAGAGCCTACGGCGTTACCGTGTCGTCACCCAGAAGAAGAACGACAACTACATTACCACCAAGGGGGAAGGGATAAAGGGCCAAGTGTTCAAGGCGCATCCAATCTACGATTGGTCATCCAACGACGTTTGGGTGGGCGTCTCCAAGTTTGGGTGGGATTATAACCGCACCTATGACATCTACAACCTCACCTCCTCACTCGGTGGGAAGTTGCTCCAGCAACGTATCTGCCAACCGTTCGGGGAAGAACCAATCCGCGGCCTCTCCATTTACCCGGAGTGCTTCCCCGAAATGTGGGACAAGATGCTCAAGCGAGTGCCAGGAGTGAGGGCCGCTTACCTTTACGCCAATACCCCGCTCTACTCCGTCCGTATGGACAGCCCCCCAGATGGGTGGACGTGGCGCAAATGGATAAACGTCATCCTTGACAACTACAGGGGCGACGAATACCAGATGGTCGTTGACCATATCAATTCCCTCGTTGACCTTCACCACCGCAAATCAATCTTGGACATCCAAGAGGAAACCCCCGACATGCTCTCCGGGTGCAGCTGGAAGTTTTTGGCAAAGGTGGCCATCCGTGGCGACTTCAAACGCCGTATCGCCCAGGGCATGCAAATGGAGGGGGAGAAGGAAAGGGAGCGCCAAGGCTTGACCATGGCCGAGGTGATGAACTTACAGGCCACAGAAACGTACAAGTTACAAAAACCACAGCTCCTACAATGATTCAAGAACAACCACTGTCACGGGTGATATGGGTACACCGTGACCAGCTTGACCCCAATACTTACAACCCCAACCATGTGCCGGCGACGGAGATGGAGTTGTTGGAATTCTCCCTGATGAAACTCGGGTGGGTATTTCCCATCATAGCCGTGGCACAAGGCCCGTTCAATATCATCAACCTTGGCACGCACTGCGAGGCGACATCCTCCACAAGGTTCGACATCGTTGACGGCTTCCACCGACACAAGACTTCCGGGAAGCCGAACGTTGGAGGTTTGACAGATGGCTTTGTTCCCATCGTCGTGATTGACAGAAAGGACGTCGAAATGGTCACGGTGATGATGAACCGCGCCAAGGGGATACACAGCGTCCAGAAGATGGCCGACATAGTGACCAAGCTGCTTGAGAAGGGCGTGAACCTTGGCGACATTATGGCGGGTATGGGCATGGACGAAGAAGAAGTGATAAGGCTGGCCATGAGCAACGGCGTGGCACGTTCATCCATTATTGTCAACTCCGACTTTTCCCAGTCATGGGATGCCGGCGAAATAAAAAACGATGGGGAGTAAAAAAAAGATGACCACGTCCGAGCGCGTGACCCTTCGAAACAAAGAGGGTTCACGCCGCAAGACCCACCGTCCACGTGGGGAAATGGCATTGGGCGGCCCGGTGCGGACGAAGGAACAGAAGGCCCTCGACATGGAGATCATCAAGGATTATTTGCTCAGGGGAATCCGCAACCCCCGGCGAATAGCCGCCGAGATGAACGCCATGCCAGACCGGCCGTACTCTTTCTCCCACATGACCGTCCAGTACGACATTCAGAACCTGACCCGTCAGGTGATGGAGAAGTGCAAGGAGGACTTGGAGGCCCATCGCATGCGCCTATTAGCGGAGAACCAAGAACTGAAGCACCACATCTATGATGACCTTTGGAAGAGCATGGAGAAGAAAACCAAGAAGTCATCCAAGGCAGTCAAGAAAAACAAAGTGGGGTTCAACAAGGAGCAGGACACCGGGGAGGATTTGCCCGACCTTATCGAGCAAAAGTTGGAGGAAACCGAAGGCTGTGGCAATCCCGCGTATTACCGCCTCATCATGAAGGCGATGGACCAAGAGGCAGATTTGAGGGGCCTCAAACAAATACAGGTGAACGTGACGGCCAAGGAGGGGAGTATCGTCATACTGCCATCCAACCAGCGCGAGAAACAGGACACGTTCGACGAGGCGAAGCTAAAGAGTATGATAGAAAAGGCCATCAAGAATGAGGAAGGAAATTAAGCCACAAGAGGGATTCCAGAACGACTTCCTTTCGTCGCCTGCCGACATCGTGATAGGCGGTGGGGCAGCTGGGGCGGGCAAGTCCTTTGCTTTGCTCTTGGAGCCGCTGAGGTTCACGGACATCAAGGACTTCTCGGCCATCATCTTCCGTCGCACCACTCCACAGATCACCGCTCCGGGCGGTCTTTGGGATGGCTCCGTGAAAGTCTATACGGAATTGAACGACGCGCCGGTGCCAGTGGCCGGCAACAACCTCTGGAGGTTTTCAAGTGGGGCAAAGATTCAGTTCCGTCACCTTCAGCATGAGGCCAACTCGTTCGACTATCAAGGGGCCGAGATTCCGTTCATCGGTTGGGATGAGCTCACACACTTCACCAAGAACCAGTTTTTCTACCTCCTCTCCCGTAACCGTTCGACGTGCGGGATAAAGCCGTACATAAGGGCCACGTGCAACCCACAGTCCTTTGGATGGGTCAAGGAGATGATCGGTTGGTGGTTATACCCGGACGATTACCACATTGAGTCTTTGCAGGGCTACCCACGCCCAGAGCGTGCGGGAATTATTCGGTATTTCATCCAAGAAAACGACCGATACATTTGGGGGGACACCAAGGAAGAAGTGATGGAGAAGTGCCCGGACACGTTCATGAATTCGACCATGCTCCAAGCGCTGCTTGAATCCAAGGTGAACCCCGACAGCTTGGTGAAGTCGCTGACGTTTATTCCTGGCACTATCTACCAGAACAAATTCCTATTGGCCTCCAACCCCGGCTATCTTGGCAACCTGATGGCCCTGAGCAACGAGGAAAAGGTAAAGTTGTTGGGCGGGTGCTGGAAGCTCCAAGAAGGGGAAGACCAGATATACCAGTATTCGGCGCTGCGTGACCTGTTCACGAATGATTTTATCGACAACGGGAAATCTGCCAGCGACAAATACCTCACGGCCGATATTGCCCTTGAGGGGAGCGATAAGTTTGTGATTGGTATATGGTGGGGGTGGAGGCTCAAAAAGGTCGTGAGCGTGGACAAGAGCGACGGAAAGGAGGTATTGAACCTCATACTGAAGCTCGCAAAAGATTGGGGCGTACCCCATTCCAATATCTGCTATGACAGCGATGGAGTTGGCGGCTTCATAAAGGGCTTCTTGAAATCAGCCTATTCCTTCCACGGTGGCGGTTCCCCCATCCAGTCCATCAAGGCCAAGGCCTTGCACGAGAAGATGCCGAACTACCAGAACCTACGCACGCAGTGCTACTACGAACTGGGGCCTATCATCAACAACTATGAGATGTACATCGAGGATGATTCTTGTGCAAGTGCCATCGTGGAAGAGCTTCACGCCACACGGAAGAAGCCGCACGACGGAGTGAGCAAATTGAGGATACTTTCAAAGGAGGAAATCAAAAATAAACTTGGTGGCAGATCGCCCGACTACGGCGACATGGTGATGATGCGCATGGTCTTTGAACTCCGGGGAACAGGGAAGGCCAAGGCAAGTGTGAAATCAGGGTAATAAAAAAATCCGTTGCCCCACGAGGAACAACGGATTTAATTTTCGTCTGTATTTACAGTAGGGCCATTCGCTCCCACTTTATGACAAGTACCTGATGCGCGGGTGATTCAGCGAACTGTTCTCATAGAGCTGTAACTTGAATCCTTGCTCGCTGGCCCTGCAACTATGCCATCGCGATTGCAAAGGCGCCCAGGTTCTCAATTCATATTTGACCGTGGCCACGAAGCCTACGGCGGTATATTCATTGATGGGGGCGACATCTGCGACCACATGGTAAACAATTGGTTGCGCTTCGACGCAATGAAGGTCGGAAGCCACGAGCATGGTGGGAGTGACGAACTCCACTTGAGGCTTGTCGCGCAAAGGCGAAGCCATGACAAAGGAGGTTCCGGCCATGCACAGGAACATCCCTAAGACGAGAAAGACGCGAGTCATCTTCATGTTAAAATTGGGGGTTTGGTGAAAGAAAAATCTTGGACGGATATAATCGCGAATGCAAATATAATTGCAAATGTGCAAATTTGGTTGCATCCCAAAGAATTATTTTAATTATAATTAGTTGGTTGGGTCTCCGATTACTTTGCGCGTGCGTGGCTTTCTGCCTTCCTTGACAGCTTTGGAAAGTCCGTCAATGTTGTCCGCTGCGGCCTCTGAGTCCAGCGCGCTGCGATTGATCCCGTCAATGAGCTTTGCGGCCTTTCCGATTACCGCCCTAGTCTTCTTGGCGGCTTCTTTCAATTCCTCCGGTGCATCCTCGGAGATGCCATCAATGATTTCATCAACGGCAAGTAAAGGATCAGCAGGCGCTGGATAGACTCTTTCACCCTTGGCAAACTTCATCTTCACGTCGCCACTCTCCGCGATTTCCTGCATGGACATTTGCCCCTCTGGAATGGGATGCTTGGTTTCTTTTGGCCCGAATTGCGCGGGGAACATGCGTTCCATCTTGGCCTTATTGTGGCGGAGGAAAGCCATGTATTCTTCAACGGCCCTTTCGCCGTGAGCCTTCACGAACTGATGGAGTTTGCGGGCGTGGTCAATCTTTTCAAACTTCCATTCGGTGGAGGTATAGACCGCCTTGGGATCAATGGGCTTGCCATTTATTTTTGGCTCCTTGTTTTCATCCTCCATGCGCTTAATAATTTCGGCGCCTGAGTACTTCAGCACGACCGCAACGGCCGTCATGTTCACGGGGATTTTCTTTGCAATGGCTGGCACTTCGTTATGCAACGTCCGAATTAACTTCTTGGTAGGTTTTTTCATATTGGTTATTTAAATAGCTGATTTAATTATAAATTTCATCGTCGAACGTCCATTTACCGCCCGTGTGCTCTATTTCCAGTTTTTTAGATAGCTTATCGTGCAAGTCCATCAAGCCAAGAGATATTGCGCCTCCATTGTCAGACAATACCTTGACCATGTTCAACGTCTTGGTCAACTTGGCCTTTAGCTCGTTTTTCTCTGCAATGTCCTTGGCCATCGTTGGAGTATAACGCAATCTGTAGCCTTTGTTTCCATCCGCACTTAGCAAAGAATACGATGCTTCCGTGAACACTTTGAACTCGCCAAAGCCGGGGGTATGCAGCACGACAATACCAGCTATATCATGTTCTTTTAGCACCTTCTCGACCTGTGCCATTGCGTTCTTTAGTTTAGGACTGAAATTCATAACTGATATTTTTTGTGAACAATTATTTAAAATTTGTACTCTTTCTTTGGCATGATTTGGGGCCTAAGTTCAATAATGCTCAGGTTTCGCAACTCCCCGTCCTTGAGGTTCATTTCTCCGGCAGCAAATACATAAAGCTCAACGGTGGGGTCGATGCTTTCTATGTCAAAGGATTCGGGGCAGTAGAATTCGTACTTCATGCCATTTCTTTGCTCAAGCCCTACCTTCCTGACCTTTGTGTCAATGGCCACAAACGTCATGCTGTAAAAGCGCCGTTGAATTTGCACCCAAAAGTCTTCCTCTGTGGTGCCAATATAGACAATCTTTGAATGGCCTTGTGGATGCTCAGGGCACTTTGTAAGCTCAACTGGAGGCAAGTTGCTGCACATATCAGGTGGTTTAATCAGTGATCAATTTGAATTCATAGTCCCAGACCATGGGGTTTTGTTCCCATGAACCCTTCCCGTTGATACGCTCCCAGAGGGATTTATAGGATAGCTGAGGCTCTTTGAAAAATTGATGCTCGTGGCCACGCTCGTAGTTCTTATACATCGCTCTCTCTTCGCCAAGTTTGAATGGAGCTTTGTCGCCAAGCTTTGGGCGTTCGATAAGCACGCCAATACCCTCCTTGATGCACTCCTCGTCGGTGATGTTCTGCAAGTAGCAGAATTGCTTGGCCGTGATTTCGATGTGGTACCGGGCAAGGTTTTCAGGCATAAACATTTTGTTTCGTTCCTTCCCAAAGCACACATCGGAGCCAAGGTATAGCCCATCATTTGCGTAATGGATGCGCGGCAGGGCAGTGTCGTCATAGCAAAAGACCTGCTTGGGCCTGAGCAAATCAAACCGCTGTTCAAGGAAATAGGGTTCCTTCACATAAAGAACCTCCCCTACTCTATACGAGCGGGCCGATTCGGTGTAAATCCTGCGCGTCCTGGTCTTGGTACCAGCGACGGCCGCTTGGTGCATACCGAATTCACTTGAAAACATTATTCCCCTCATAGCGCGGTTTTTTGTGGGGCCACAACAAAGAACTTCCCGCGTCCCCTTTCGTGCCACCTGTTAAAAAATGGGTGCTCATAAAGATAGCGGAGCGTGTCCTTTGCTTCCATCTGATTCTCATGGTCGCACATGCAACTATCCTTCTTGAAGACAATGCACGCCTCATACTTGAGGTTCTGCGGAGGGATGGGAGACGGCAAGATAGCGTCACCGAAAAATGCAAAGTAGCCAAGGCCACCAAGCAGCATGTAAAACAGAAACTTGATCATCGTGGTTGAGGTTGGTTTGTAAGAAAGGCCACCGCGTCAAGCAGTTCCCCTCTGGTGTTGATGATTTTTAAAAGCGTGTCGCCCTTGAAAACGCCGTGTTGGCTGTCTATGGGGTTCTTGGACTTCTTGATGATGATTGTGTAGCCCCCGAGCTCTTGGCGGTCCATGACGAAGAAACCGACCACGGACGTGGCACGGAAGCCGCACGACAATATAACCTCTTGTGACAACGGTTCCTCGAACGGGATGGACAGATTGAAGGCTTGGTGAAACTGCTTCACCAAAGCCGCGTGCGTCTTGCTCACGCTGTCCATTCTCGACTTCAACCGTTTGATGTACTCCCACGCCTCTTGTCTATCGGTGGCAATGTAGTAACCGCTCTTCTTCCCCGTGGTCGTGGCGCAAAGCATTTTTATGCGGCCCGAAATCCGCAGCCTCATCACGATTTCTCGGATAGTCCTATCAGGCAAAAATAGGTTGTAGTTTGCCAGGTACTTGCGAAGGTCGCCATTGGTCACGGCCTTAGCCTTCCCTTGGGCTGTCTCCAGCTTGCGCACAATGATTGTGACTGCTTGTTGGTCTTGCTTTGTCTGATCGTGACTGGGAAAC